ACACGATGAAGCGGTACATCTACGGTGAGTACTGGGAAGGGTCGCTGGAGGATAAGGTCAACAGCGCAGAGAACCAGCGATACGGAGGTTTGCAGGCCAGCGGCAAGACGTTCACGCGGGGCTACTCTGGTTCGGTGAACGGTCGGCGAGCAGATGTCTACTTCCCCGACTACAGCAGTTTGAGCGTGTGGTTTTGCACAGGTGTCTACTCAAGCAACTTGGCGCATTGGACACGGGCCGATGTCAGCGTGACACAGGAAACAGTCAACGGCATCACCGCGAAATACCTTCGCATTCGTCTCAAGCCATCTGCTCGAGCAAAGACGGTCAAGAGTCTGGGCGGTGCGGCCCTTGCCACGCGGCTGGAGAATTATGACGAGTTCCCCAACGCCATCGCTCCGGAGATTCGCATTCCCCTCACGGAATGCCCAGAGTCGTGGGTCATCACCGACACTCAATGCCGGCCCACCAGCGCAAAGGAAGCCAAGACAAATCATCTTGAGTGGTGGTCGCCAAGCACTCAGGTTAGCCGGCCGATCGTTGGCATCACGCCAGACGGCTCGGCTGCAACGGCAAATTCCATCACGATCACAGACCCCGGCTCTGGATGGCAGAAGGATGCCCTGTTTGCAATCCGCATCTACCAGGCCAACCCGTATACCCAGCACGTTGCCTACAACACCTCGGCCGCCAGGAACACGGTGAAGATGGGCCACGCGGCCTACGATCCGAACGGCCGCTTTGTCGAATTCCGGTTGAGGGCAGACACGCCCGACCAGCTCACACCACACGGCCCGCCGAACACGCTGATCACGCCCGTCCAAGTCACGATTCCTGGTGACGGCTACTCCACCAATCAGACGGCATATCTGACGCTATACAAGCGTGGCCTCACCCAGACTGCCAGCCAAGCCGTTGTGGCCCAGACCATAACGTGGACTGCATCAACGCTTCAGACGCTATCTGCAACCTCGCAAGGGCAGATCTCACAAGTTGTCATCCGCAACAAGGGGCGCAACTACTTCTCGCCTCCGACCGTAGAAGTTCGCGGCGGTGGGCAGGGGTACGGGTTGGCCGTAGAGCCGGTCGTTGAGAACGGTCGAATTGAGTCGTGCCGCATCACAGATCCTGGCGTGGGGTACACGACTGTTCCCGAGCTGTTCACCTCTGCCACGGCGGCCCAGCTCACGCCCGTCATGCGGCCGGCCATGCGTGGCAAATACCGCTGCGCCTACCGATTTGCAGACTTGTCAGAGACAGTCATCAAAACGATCACCGTCACTCGCGCCGAGTCTTCGACCACGTTGACGCTATCGGATGTGAAGGGCGTCGAGCCGGGAATGGTTCTCGACTCCAGCTCGCTGCCGTTTAGGGCAAGGATCAAAAGCGTCACCAACAACCAAGTCGAGATCAACCAAGAGATTACAGCCCTAGCACAGGGGCAGACGGCAACCGCGATTGTCAGAGACATGACGAAACCGATCGCCTACAGCGACCTGTCGCCAATCACTGACGTTGACGCGGGGCCGAATGACGAGCGATCCCACTGTGCCAAAATGGTGTGGTCGCTCCCAGGCGTGACTCCACCCGCCAGGGCCGATATGGTTGAGCTGTGGCGAACCAGTGCCGAGCAGTCGCTGGTCTACTACCGCCTTGAGGCCTACGGAATTCCGGCTCCGAGCGGCGTCCAGATCGTTGGCACCGACACGCTCACCGACGAGGGGCTGTTCGATCCCGAGCGGGCTAATTACGCCGCTATGCCCATCGTATTACCGAACGGTAGCGTGAATGCCTATCGATTCGGCAAGCCTCGCAGTGACATGTCAGTTGCCGTAGCGTTCCAAGACCGGCTGTGGATGGCGGTGTCTACCAGCGGCGAAGGTGCGAACACTCTGTACTACAGCGAGTTCGATGAATTTGAGTCGATGCCGGATGTCAACGAGCTGCCCATTCAAAACAACCAGAAGTCTACGGATGTTCTGACGGCTCTCGTCCCGTTCGGATCCCTCCTGCTCGCGATGCAGAACACGCACACCTACGCTCTCGCTTACAACACGGATCCGGCGATCGACGCTTCGATCCAGATGATGTCGCACCGCGGGTGCCTACACCAGCGATGTTGGGATATCCACGAAAATATTCTCTATGCCGCGGATGAGTCTGGCATTTACGCCATGTCTCGCAACGGTGAAGTCGCAGACATCAGCACCCCTATTCGCGACTTCTTCGTGAGCGAGCTGCTAGACTTCAGCAAGCGAGAGACATTCTTCCTGCAATCCGATCCGCGGACTCACATCCTCAGATTCTTCTGCTGCCTCAAGTCCAATCCCACTGACACCCCGTCGATGGCCATGTGCTTCGACATCCAGGCGAAGTCGTGGTGGACTGAAAGCTATCCCAACAGCATGACGGCCGCCTGCACCGGCCGCCCTGGTGACGCCCGCATCAACACGATTCTGCTCGGGGCGGTCGATGGCAACCTCTATGAGATCGCCGGCAACAGCGACCACGCCAACGATTGCATCACCGACTGCTTTGTCGAGGAGGGTGGGACGGGTTACCGAGAGGCTCCCAAGATCACGGTGCCAGCCTGCGACGGTGCGATTGTGCAGGGCGTTGTCAGCGAGGGACGGCTCGTTGATGTGATCATCCAGAACCCAGGCTGGAACGCACAGGGCGGCATCACGCTAACCACCGAGGCCGGCGAGCCTTTGGCCACGAAAAGCTCCATCCCAGCAAATGACGGCTTGCTCCTGTCTGGGGTGGAGTACTATCCGCTCAAGCTAGAGATCGGGGAGCCGGAGCCTGGTGGCGTCCAGGCGGTGGCCTACGCGAACTTCTCGGTGACGCCGCGGGTCGCGCGCGGCTGCACCGTTTCGCTTGGGGAATCATTCGTTCGGCTTGACCCAGCTCGCACGGCCCAGCTCGAGGCCAGTGCCAACCCGCCTCTCTGCACCCAAGATGGCGGCACCTTGCTAACCCTCGACAGTCGCCCCATCACCACCGAGGCGCCGCCCGTAGAGATCGGGATGGAGGCTATTGGCGACTTCATCCCATTGAATGCTTTCGTATCAAAGATCGTGGGGCGCGACGTTTACCTTGAGCATCCGGACGGCACGGCAGTGTCGATCCTATTTGGCGATGCCAGGACGAACCAAACCGGAACCTCAACGGACTACCTAGAGCTTGGCGGCTCCTCAATGGATGTCACCTTCCGCAAGCCGTACCGCACCCACATCCCGTTCCGGATGGCTACCGGCTTCATGCAGTTGATCAATGAGGAGAACGTCAAAGGCGGCGGCCAGCTCGTTGATCGGTCTGTCACGATTGTCTATACGCCTACCGAGGGCGACAAAACAGTTGAGCTGATTGAGCGATTCAACGGCCGCGAGGACATGCGGCCGAATATCGCACGACGCGATTATGGCGGCCCTGGTGGATTCATCCACCGCCAAGACAGTGCCAGCACGGCACTCAACACCAGCCGCTACGCCTCGTCCCTTGGTTTCTCAACAGGGGTGGCCAAGGCCAAATTTGCCAGCCAATCCCACTCCGACCTGACCGGCGAGGATCAGCATCTCCAGATTGAGCTGTACGCCCGCCCCGAGCAGGCCAGCCCGTGGCGACGAGAGAACTTCTGGGTGGTGGACGAGAACATTAAACCGGAACAGCCGTTTGTTCTGCACAGCCTAAACGTCAACGGTGTGTTTGAAGATGCCGAATGAGCTAGAGAACAGCTTGATTGTAGGTGGTCTTTCGCCGGCCGCGGCCAAAGTCATCAGCAACGCCATCTCCAACGTGGCAACCGGCCGAACCAATATCGGACGGCAGCTCGCGGACGCCACCCCATCGCAATCCATGCGACTGATCGACAGTGACACTAGGCGGTATGTCCTGACGAATCTCGACTACCCCACGCCTCCGCAGCGTTCCGGCGGCCCGACACTGCCGAAAACCACCAAGCATCCATACGAGGGAAGCCAGCCGGCATCCGCGAACCCAACGCTCAATACCCCAGGCGTAAAGGGCGGATCGTTCGTGGCCGTGGCCAGCGGGGCAGAGAACGAGGTCGCTCAAGCCGAAGTATCGCTCAACGTCACCAAGCGTGGGGGTGCGCATGCTCGGCTAAACGAATCCACAGGTGCCGTGGAGTCTGTGCCGATTTCGGTGGAATTTGAACCAAAAGGAATAATGGAGGCTGACGTTATTGAGGAGGAAGGCAGGACTGTCATCAAGATCCGAATCATCAGTTCTGGCCTACGGCAGCTCCTCAACCGGCGTTTTGCTGCGACCACATCGATATACACACCCGCTGCCCCTGGTTATTCCACGTTGAATGTCGAAGGAAAAGCAGTGGCGTCAGGCGGCTCGTTCGTGTTGATACCCGAGTGAGGCTGGGATAGCACATGAAACCAGTACCAGAGCGACCACCTCCGATAGGGCGTGCGCCGGTAGCCGGCTACGATAGCCGCCGGTTTCCTGTCGTTGGCCCGATGGAGCCGAAGGGTTTCTATCGCTCACATATCTCCACTGCCGAGCCTCTCGGGCAATCGGTGCGCGACACCATTGCCGCAGTGAAGACGCCGCGCCTGCAAGACATTCGACTGATCAATTCTGCTGGTAACAACTCCCGAGTGGGTCTGGCAGAGGCCACCGCCAAAACCAGCAGCAATGCTCTGCGGCGATCGGCCGACGAGTTCAACACGAAGTACCGGACGCAAGCCGAGCAAGCCCGATCGCAGGACATTCTTTCGCAGAGGCAGAACACCCAAGACCAGTTCCGCATGGACTCCGGTCTAGCCACGTTCAACTTCGACACGCTCACCCGATTCACCCAGGGCGTTGAGGACATCTACGCCCGCGGCAAGCGAGCCAGGTCTGCTGCCCAAGCACAGATCACTGCATCCTTCATGCGGATGCTCGGAGGGCTGTTCTGACATGTTTGCCCAATCCGGCGCCGGTTTTCTCCCGTCGCAGTTCCAAACCCAGAAGAACTACGCAACCACGCTCTCTGGGCCAATCAAGCCCGACCAGGAGCTGGCACGCACCAATCGCAACGAGTCGATGGCGAAGGCTGCTTTCGGCGGCGACATGCGGCAGTTCAACCAGCAGGCCGGAAAGGGAGTCGAAGCTGGATCGAAGATGTCGGCTTTTCGAGCTGGCCTGCTTGCTGACTCCGAGGCGGGTAAGGCCTACGCCCAAGCCCAGCAAGACAAGCTGAACATGTACGCCGATCAGAAGGCGCCCGAGCTGGCCTTCCAAGAGAAGCTTGCCGGTGAACAGGGTTGGCTGCGGGAACTACTGATCGACAAGAAGGACGTGCAGAACCGCGAGCGGATGGCCTCCTACAAGCGGAAGGCCGACGTTGACCTACAGAAATACGATCGCACCATGCTGGACGCCCAGCAGAGTTGGGAAAACGAAGCCACTATCGTCAGCTCTTTGTTCTAGGAGACATCAGATGGAATGGAATATTGACTTGGCCGATCTGAAGGAATCCGCAGTTCGGCGGATGCTGCGCGAGGCCATCACCACCCACAAGAACAGCTCGCTACCCATGCACAAGCGTGGCAAGAAACAGGACGAGCTGGAGGTCGAGGATCACAACGCCGACTCCGAAGACGAGGAGAACGAGAAGCTGACCGAGCTGGCTTCGGAAAAGGGTGAGCCGGCCGAAATCCCCATGACCAACGAAGACATCTCGGAAGAGGCCGGCGAAAAGCTCATGCCTCCGAAGAAGATGGCGGCCAAGTCTGTGGTCAAGACGAAGCTAGGCAAACCGTACACCCCATCGTGAGGCCAGTGATGCTCCCTCCCCGCAACCCGAATATGCCGACGCCGGATCTGGAGCAGCAGCTCCTCGAGGATCCGCCGGCCGACATGATCCCGGCCCGCAACGCCAGGGAGGTGCAGGCAATCACGGAAGAGCTGCTCATGCGGATGCAGACCGCCTCCCCCGAGGAGAAGGCCCAGATTGCCGAGCTGCTCGCGCGGGTGAATTCCGAGGCCGATCCCGGCAAGCCTGGTGCCGATGCCACCATGACCCAGCCATTCATGGACGCCCTCATGCAGCTCCCTCCGGAGTCGCGTGACGAGTACATGCAGATGGCCGGCGGCCTGCCCATGTTGATGGGACAGGAGGATGATGGCTCTCGGTATGAGCCTGTCTCCTCGGGCATGCCGAACGAGATGCCACAGCCGCTGCCAGATGGCGCTCCCGTCAGCGGCCAGCCAGACACCGTTCCCAGTTACATGGTTCGCCAGCAGGACGTTCCGATGGGCGGCCGGCAGCAGGGCGTGGATCTCATGGCCCTCATGGGTGGCGGGAATATGCCGCAACAGCCCATGAACATGGGGAGCGGGCAGCGTGTCCTTGGTTCTCTAATGGGATAGGAGTTTTTGTGGCACAGACCAAAGCTGTACAGAACGCTGCCGAGGCCTCGGGCCAAGCTCAACGGGCCACCAAGAAGGCCGGAAGGGCTAGCAAGCCCAAGGGCGAGTTTGAGATTCCAAAAACCGAAGCTGAATGGATGCAGCTTGCCGACTCGCTCAACCTCGACAGTGTCGCCACGAAGCAGCTCTACAACGATCTGATTCCAGAGATTCAAGCTGCGGGATATCCCAACGCACGGATCAAAGGGATCTTGCAGGCGGAAGATCCGCACATGGCCGCCAGGGCATTCATTGCCGATGAGCGAGCTGCTCTCAGTGAGGCTCTCAGCAAGTCGAACTTCGGGTACAAGCCCGAGCAGATCAATGCCATGAATCTGCGCGACTTGAAGAACACGGTCGATGACGCCGTGACGAAGAAGAATGGCCGGCCAAGCGGGATCCGAGGCAAGGATCCGAACGCACCCACCACCGTCGAAACAAAGGTTCCAGACGAGAAGCAGACCGCTAGCACCAAGACCGAGCTGGCGGCCACGCCAGCCAAGGAAGCCGCTCCCGCAGGCCAGCAGAAGATGACGCCGTTTGAGCGTTACTTGGCTAACAACCAATTCTCTCAAGATTCGACCGCGGCCCCACAAGGCTCGTTCCGAACTGAAGTGGTTGGCCCCCAGGGTGATTTCCGTGCGACCTCAAACCCAGGCGGCGGGATCACCAAACCGTTCATGGCTGACGTTGGCCCAGCGGCGCCAAAGACAGAGTCGCTGGCTGCGATTACTGACGCGATTCAAGGCATCAAGCCAAAGAAAGCCGCAGCGGAAAAGCCGGCCCCTAAGGTGCCGCTCCGTGACCAGCAGCTTGATTCTGCTCGCACCCAAGTCCAAATGGCGGATGTGGGCGAGCCGGCCGACCGGGGCAGTGGTGCGATCGTGGTTGGGCAAGACTTCCGCCCAGGCCAGACTGTTGGCGTTGCCGACGCTACTCCAGCTCGAGGTGGTGCGGCCAGCCCAGGCGTACAGCCTGCTCCTGCTCCAGAGGTTTCCGTTACTCAGCCCGATGTTCCGAAGGGGCCGTCGATCATGGAAACCGATCCGCTTCTGCGGGCCGGATCCGCGACTGTCGGCGCCACTGGCTATGCAGCGAGGAAGGCATGGCCCACGCTCCTCGCTACTGGAGCAGGCCTGACTGCCTTGGGCTACGGCCTCGGGTTGTTTGGCGGCAACAAGCAGCAGCCGGCCGCCGGCCCGCAGCCCGCTGGGCCTGGTGGCGTACCAGCTCCCCAAGGCGGCTCGCGGATCATCATCCTGCCCAAGGATGTTCTGAACCAGATGGAGCAGAGGCCGATGCGGCAGCAGCCTCCGATGCCACCAGCTCCTCAAGCCGCGCCCCCGCAGGCGCCGCCACCGGCACGGCCGGCCGGCCCCGGCCAAACGACTGACATCATCCGCGCTCTCTCGGGGAGAATGGCGTGATGGACTTGCCCTACACGAACCTTCCGGCTGACGGCCAGCAGATCCCGTCTGGCGAATACCAAGGCCTGCCCGAGCCTCCCGGCGCCGAGGAGATGGGGCAGCAGCCCGAAGCTCCTCCTCTGCATGGGGTGGATCACAACATGGCCATGCGGTGGGCAGCTCAGTATCTGATGCCGCATTTGTTTGGCAACGTCGAAGGCCAAGACGAACAGCAACGTCCCTACTAGAGGTGAGCGATGGCCGATCCCGTAAAGATTTCTGCACTGCCGGCTATCTCGTCCGTGCAGCCAAACGACATCATCCCGATCGTTGACTCTGCTTTGACCCAGACCAGCAAGGCAACGGCCGCGCAGATCGCCGGCATCGGTGGCGGCCCCCCTGGTGACAACACGGTAACCAGCGCCAAGATTGCCAACGGTGCTGTGCTGGCGGCGAAGCTCGGCTTCACAGCAACCGACAAGATCGTGGGCCGCGCGTCCGCGGGGGCGGGTAACGGCGAGGAGATCACTTGCACCAGCTACGCTCGCGGCCTGCTTGCCAGCGCCGATGCCACGGCCGCACAGCAGTATCTCAACGCTCTTCAAAGCACGAACAACCCGACGTTCACGGGTCAGGTCAAGTTCGCTGACGGCACGGCCGACGCCCCTTCAATCACGAACACCGGCAATACGAATACCGGCATCTTCTTCCCGCAGCAGAATTCTGTGGGTGTCGCTCTCGAAGGCCAAGAGTTTGTCCGGTTCCTGTCAGACGGCACCACGCTCTCTCGCACCTATACCAGCACGAATGCCTCAGTGTTGCTGCCGCAATACAGCGTTCGGTCGTGGGTTGTGCTGGACGGCACGGTTGGCAACACCTATGTGATCAACAACCAGCATCTCATCGCAGCTCGCTACGGCCTCCCTGGTCAGTCGCTCTACTATGACGCCGCAACAATTGCCCGTATCTCGGCCCTCGAGGTGGCCTACGGCAATTCTGTGATCTCCACCAGCACAACGGCCTATGACGGCCGCACCAACTACACCTCGCCTGGCGACAACATCCACTATCGCTGGAACGGCGCTGCGTGGGTGTCCACAGGCTCGCCTGCACCAAACCCGTGGATCGGCAGCATCACGCTCAAATCGAGTGCCACCAACACGGTGAAGAGTGGCGGCAACGTCACCTCAATCACGGACGTTCGCAACGTCAACAATGTCGTGGTGGCCGGCACATATCAGATCAACTTTGCTACGCCCATGCCCGACACTTCATACGCCGTGCTGATCACCAGCAAGCGGGGGAGCTGGGCCGATGGCGGCGATCAGACGGGTGCCAAGACCACCACCTCATGCATCGTCCAGCACGTTCAAAGCTCCACGGCCACCGACACATCCGAAATGAACGTCATCATCGTGAGGTAACCCTGTGACTCAATGCATCATCTATCCGAACGAAGGCACCATTGCCATCATCCATCCCTGCCCGTGCGGACTGACGGTGTCAGAGATCGCCCGCAAAGATGTCCCGGCCGGCCTGCCGTATCTGATCATCAGCAGAAGCGATCTGCCCGAGGATCCCACCTACCGCACCGCCTGGACTGCCGACTTCACTGATCCTGACGGCCACGGAATCGGGCCGGATGCCTGGTTCGCGGAACAGGCCGAACAAAATAACGGAGGCTGACGATGGGCATCATCACGATCGATCCGGCAAAGAAGGCAGCTATCGATACCAAGAAGGCACAGGCCGAGCTGGATCGATGGTTTGCCGACAAGGTGATTGAGGGATTCACGACCGAGAGTGGTTGGCGTCTTGGCATTGAGCCAAACGATGTGACGCTACTGACGGGCCAGTTCGTCCTCGCCAAGGAGGCTGACGCCGCCGGCCTCGAGCTGCCGCCCGTGATCGACATGGCAGGGGCAGCTCATCAGTTGTCCATGAGTGATCTGACGGCCCTCATGCTTTCCTACGGCCAGTTCCGTGCCGAGCTTTCCGCCGAATACTCCCAGCGTAAGGCAGCAATTGAGTGAATCCTCAATACCAGCAACGACGCGGCACCGCCGCCAAGCTCATCGCCGCCAACGAGCTGCCGCTGGATGGGCAGATCTACTTTGAGAAGGACACAAACCGTCTCAAGGTTGGCGATGGAGTGCGGCGGTACAACGATTTGCCGTACCTCACGGCCACCCCGACAATCTCGGAAGTGGTTGGGCTGACCTCGGCCCTCAATGGCAAGCAGGCGGCCGGCAGCTACGCGGCCTTGGTGCATGGCCACAGCTCGTCCGAGATAACGGATTTCGCCTCGGCCGTGGCGACTGTATCTCCTTCCACGACGAATGCCAGCCTGCTGACAACAGGAACGCTTGATGCGGCACGGTTGCCGGCATCGGCCGTAATAACCACCGATAGTCGGTTGTCGGATTCTAGAACGCCACTATCTCATACGCATTCCGGTTCCGATATCGTCAGCGGCACCATTGCCCCGGCTTACCTTGGTTCCGGCACAGCAAATACCACTTCGTTCTTGCGTGGCGACGGTGCGTGGTCTTCTCCAACATCGACAACTGCCACAAGCATGACGTTTGCCCTCGCCGGCACCACTGTGATGCAGCTTGGAACTACTTCCAGCACTCACAAAGGGAGGTTCTACGGTGAAGCCATTGGCGAACCGTGGGGCATCGGGGCGCGCCATACCGCTGGTGGCGGCGCGGTATATTTTGGTGCCACCGATGCTGGTGCAACGCCGTCTGCGCAGATTAGTAACGTAAGCGGCGTAGCATTGATGACTCTCACAAATGGTGGAGCCGTCAGCATTCCAGGCAGCTTGTCGGTCGCTGGCAACGCCGTGGTGGTCACGAATGATTCACGATTGTCGGACTCGAGAAACCCGACATCGCATACCCACGGAAACATCAGCAACGCGGGAGCCATCGGCACGACGGCCCAGCTCCCGATTATCACGACCACCAGCGGTGTGCTAACCACCGGCGCGTTCGGAACCACATCGGGCAGTTTTTGCCAAGGGAATGACGGCCGGCTATCCGACGCTCGCACCCCCGTCAGCCATACCCATGCCGCCTCCGATATTGTCAGCGGCTACATCGCACCGGCTCGGCTTGGAAGCGGCACGGCCGACAGCACTACGTTCCTTCGTGGCGACGGCACTTGGCAAGTAGGCACTGGCGGATCGGGGTCAGGCATCACTCAGGCCGACGCTGATGTGCGGTATGTCAACGCGGCTGGCGACTCCATGACGGGATCGCTCTCCATTTCGCAGAACGCTGGAAATACCTTTCTCGTCAGCCTGGTCAACGGATCTAGCTACACCTACCTAAACGGTGGAACGTACATCTCAGGCCGATTCGGCCCGCGACCCGTAAACGACGGCTACTGCACGATGACCTATAGCTGGGACACCGTTGCAAGCAATAACTACTGGAGTACGGACTACTCCAGCACTGCCGTCACATTTTCTCTCTCAACTGCTGGAACGTCTTCCACTAAGGTGACATTCGGAAGCACTGGTGGCATCACCGCCACTGGGCAGATCGCGGGTGCGACTTGCGTAGCCACTGGCGGCAGGAGTTTGTTCACGGCTGTGACCGAAGCGTATGCCGTGGGTGCTAGATACAGTTCCGCTACCGGCGCGGGTTATGTCTACTTCGGCGCGACAGACGCCACCAGCACTCCCGGCATGCAGATCAGTCGCGCCGGTGGTGGCGTGATGATCTCCTGCACCGATGCTGGTGCTGTGAGCATTCCTGGCAGTCTGTCTGTTGCTGGCAATGCCGTTGTTGTCACGACTGATTCCAGATTGTCGGACTCACGAAGCCCCACTTCGCATTCACACGGCAACATAACAAACGCTGGTGCTATCGGCACCACCTCTGGCTTGCCGATCATCACGACCACAAGCGGAGTGTTGACTGTCGGTTCCTTCGGCTCGACCGCTGGCAGTTTTTGTCAGGGCAATGATTCGCGACTGTCTGATTCGCGCACACCGCTCACGCATACCCATGCAGCCACAGATATTGTGAGCGGCACGCTGGATGTGGCGCGGCTCCCGGCCCATACCCACAACGCTTCTGACATCAACGCTGGTGTGCTAGCGGAAGCCCGCATCCCGACATCAGTCATCAAGGTCATCGAAGCGGCCAATCTCTTGTCTATGCCGGCCGGTGCGGCGGGATACATCTATGTGGCGTTGGACACCAACAAAATCTATCGCTGGTCTTCCAGTGCTGGACAGATGATTGAGCTGGCACCGATACCGACAACACTCATAACCCGCGGAACCATCTTCGCCCTTTCGTGAGACATCATGGCTAACCCCAATATCAATTCGCCAGCGTCCTGCTACGGGAACAATGCTCAGGTTTCGTTGTCTACCACCACCGAAACACAGCTCATGTCAAACGCCGCCAACAGCGGCAAGCTGTTCTTGGTGGATTCGATCATCCTCACGAACGTCAGTGCCGCCGCCGTCAACGTCTATGTGACGATGTGGAACGCTGCGACAAACACAGGCACCAGCACCCGACTTGCCCACAACGTAGCTATGGCGGCTGGCACCACGCTTGTAGTCTCCAACAAGTCGCACAACGTAAACCTCAAAGAGACTCAGTCCATCTACTGCACAGCGACGGTTGCTAACGCCGTCACATGCACAGCGTTTTGGAAGGAGTTCACTTGAGGCGTGAGCGCAGCACCATTGATTCAAAGCTCGCGATTAACCCTCGCCAGAACACAGGGGTATTCACCATCGGTGCGCACCCAGAGGAAGACGGCAAGGTGGGTGCATGCTCTTTCGTGCGACTGTGGACGGGTGTCGAATGCATTGACACCCTGACAGATGACCTACCTCCATCAACCGTATTTCCGCTTTTTTACTTTGCTGAAGTGATGCCTTTTTTCTGGAGCAAATAAATGGCTAACCCCGATCTCGCCAGGCCAGCAAAGGTCGAGGCTCACCAGACAATGCTGAAGCCGTCCAATGCTACCGCGGTGACGGTGCTGACATGCCCCACTGATTCGGTGATGCGGCTACGAACCATCTATGTTGCCAACACCACTGCCGCGGCGCAGACGTTTAACTTGTACATCCAGCGATCCAGCGTGAACTACTTCCTCCACACTGGCGTGACGGTGCCGATCAAGAATCTTTTCAATGCGACCACCGTAGATGACGCGCTGTACCTCGAGGCTGGCGACATCTTGCTCTTCAACCAGGCGGCGACCTCTGCGGCCCTCACCCTCTTCGTTGCCTACGAACTGGTGACTTGATGGCGAAGCCGAACTTCGGGTTCAAGGGCGACGGCATCACAGCGGCCAATGCGATGGCCGCGGGAGCTAGCGTCACCGCAGGCACCTACGTTTACTTAACACAGTTGAGCGCGATCACGCCTTCGACCACTTATCCTCCAATGGCCTCCGATCCCGGCTCACAGTCGGCACTGTTCTCAAGCCCAAGCACCCAATGGACATCGCTGTTTGGTGCGACCACATCCACTTCTGGCACGGCATCGTCGCCTTACTCTGCCAGCTTCAGCGGAATCGACTTTTCATCTTGCACCATCAGTGTCGCTCTAGGAACACTAAGAGTCACCGGAACCGCCAGCGGAGACACGACGTTTGCAGTGATCGCTGACGGCAGCAACGCCGTTCTGGCCGCTGTTGGTGACTACAACGGCTTTGACACCACGGCCATCAATTGGACGATAACGGGCGTTAACGGCAGCATACGCCTTGATGGATCACAGATCGCAGCATCCGGCCTCAACATCTGGTTGATTCCAAACTAATGCCGCGCGACAACTACGGATTTCGAGGCGATGCGTTAACGCCAGCAGCAGCATTCGCTGCCGGTGCGGCTGTGTCGTCACAGGAATACCAGTACGCTGTGCAGTTGAATTATGTCACGCCAGTTTCTGACGGGCCGACGTTTGATAACGTCACGACTTGGACGCAATCAGACACTGCTTCATCCACCACTTGGTCAGCTACGGGCAGCGGAACCAACACTCTTGCGGTGTCAAACTCTGTTGCCGGTACATCCAAGTATGGACACCACTATGTTGAGTTCACTCTGGCGAGTGCCTGCATTCTTGATATCGACAATTGGCAGTTCGACGGCAGTTACCCAGTGGTCAGCGGAATCGACTACCCATGCATCTCCACTAGCGGCGCGTTCCCCGGTTTTTCTTTGGATAAAGACGGCAGGCGGCGATCTGACCTGCCGTATCGATACGGGACTATCGTCGCGACCAAACCTATTCGTTACGCATTGTCCGCAGGTACATGGCGATTGGAATGGACTTATGCTGGAAATGGCGCAGCGACAAAGACTTCAAGCTTCACCGCTGTTTTGAGTACGCTCCCCTCGTACACCAAGTCCTTCAATAACAACAATGGAACAACAGGGCAGAAGGCATTCCAAGGTCTTGGAACCGATAAACTGATCTTGTACGCGATGCCGGGAAACTCCGTTTCTGTGCGCTATGCCACTAATCAAACTGATACGACATTCGCCTTTGGTCTTGCCACTGGCAACTCCGTAACTGTGTCTGTGAACTACTACGATATCACTGCAAGCGGTAGATCGTACCTGACTTCCAACGGGTGGGGTTTCGATGACAAGCCGCAGAACTACATAAAACTGATTACTGGAGCGACCACCCTTACGATTCCCGCTATGGGTGTCACCCGCACTACAGCGGGCATTGGCGTAAGCGGCACCACCAATCAATCAATGACCATCACCATCGTCAGCTAACCAAGCGAGGCACTGATGCAGGGCGCAAAACTGACTCTTCCCAATGGCAAGCGATTCGCAGTGGTGGCCCGCTCTGGTAGCTACTCCATCTGCTGGCAGTCGCTGCCCGAAGAACTGCAACATGTTCCTGCTGGTTCACAGCGTTGGCACCCCATCTCTGCCTCTCCCTACAAGGGGCGTCTTGAGGAAACAGACGAGCCTGTCGGAATGTGCTGTATGGTGCGTGACCCTGTCGAGCGGTTCCGATCATCCTGCGCCCGCCAGCAATGCACACCCGAAGAGGGGCTTGGGCGAACGGAGTTTGACGTTCACTTCTGGTCGCTTGGGCAGATGGGCCTCCTTGCCGAAGGGGTGACCTACTTCCGGTTTCCTGACCAGCTTGAAGCCTGTGCCGAATGGCTGGGCCTGCCCACTCCTGTCCAGCAGCTCAATGCGGAGGCCGACGAAGGAAAACCAGACCTGACGGCCGAGCAGGAGGCCGCGGTTCGAGCTGCTTACGCAGACGATATCGCCCTGTGGGAATCGTTGCAGCCGCAGCCATAAGCACATCAGTCGCAGGAGACAATCATGGCCGGCCCACTGATCGAAATGTTGCAGGGTTTGCGTGCGCGGAGGCAGAAGCGCCTAGCCGGCTGGGGCGGCGGCGGCACCCCCGGCATGCGGGACATCATCAGCCCGCTTGATTCACAGTCGATGATGGATCGCGCCCAGGGCGTGGACATCAGCACCGCCATGCCCTCCACCAGGATGCAGACCCAGTTCTCAGAGCCGATGCAGGAGTCATTTGCTGCCTCGCAGCTCCCCCGGCCCGAAGCCAGCTCGACGGTGGTTGAGCAGCAGATGGCTCCGGAAGAGGGGCCAGCTCGACGCTCTCCTTTTATGACCGCTGCCGGCAGCAATGCCGTCGCCAATCCCATGCAAGACTCGCAGTGCGAGGACGGCTTCTGCCCCACTGGGCCGCAGATGCAGCAGTATCCTATTGAGATGTCGCAAGGAATGCCGCAGGGGATGCAGCAGTCCATGCCGCAGGCACCGCAGCAGCAGGGGCTTAACCCTCGCGACTACGGAATCACTTTGTCCCCCGGCGAAATTCTTACTCGAGTTGGGCCGCCGCAGGGTGGATCGACCGCAGCTCCAGCTCAAGGCATGATCTCTCCGCAGGCTGGGGTGCCGATGGCAGCAGCTCCTGCCGCAGCTCCCGTACCCAATGAGCCGTTCGCAAAGTTCCAAGAGAACTTCAAGAATTTCGCTGCGGATCCCGCAAATGCGACTTGGCTCAACCACGCCACCTCGGCGGCAGACCAAGCCAACGCTTTCTTCAAGTTGTCGCAGACGGCACAGCACCCAAGCGAGAAGCACTGGTATCGCCAAGCTGCCAACCAGTGGGGCATGGAGGCAATGAACGGCCTCAAGGCTGCGATCATGCAGTCTGACGCCCAACAGCGACGAGCCTTGGTTGAGCGTGGGATGAACAAGGACACGCTTGGCGGGCAGACCGAAGAGATGATGAACTTCCTGACCGGCAACAATCCCGAGCTAGGCCCAGAAGAGCGAGCTGCCGTCTATGTCGGTCGATATCGCCAGATGACCGGCGCGCCGGCATACCAGACCGAGGCCGAGATGGTGGCCGATCCTCAGTTCAAGACGGCTCGATCGATTGCTCACGCCAGCAACATCGCTGGGATGGCGGTAAACAACGCCGCGGCAGGCGGTTCACCGTGGGGCGATGCTGCTGCCAGGGCCGCTGGTGCCGAGCCAGCCTACAGCCAAGCCCTCGCACACTACGGCAACATGCCGTTTGAGGCGGCAGCTCACGAAATCCAAACTCGATTCGTGCCGGCCTACACTCGAGCGCTCACGACCGCGAACAAGAGCTTCGCACCCGAGGATCGGATGACTCCTGCCGAGGTGCAGAACGCTGCTTATCTGGCTGGCGTCACGCTCCAGAGTCACATCTATTACGCCCAGCAGCCCGAGCCTGCACCAGAGCCGGCACCGCAGCAGGAAGACGCAAAGCCGGCGACGGCCACGCCACCGGCTCCCCGTAGACGCACCTCCAACAAGTGACCTAGCACATGTCCGCACTCATCCCAGCTCTCATCTCGCTCCTTTTGTCTGGCCGCGGCCGTGGTGGCGGTGGCGGCGGCGGCGGATATTCCGGTGGCTCCGGTCGCAGTAGTGGCTATGGCCGTGGCCGTTATCCACGCGAGCCGAAAGAACCAAAGGCACCACGGGAACCTCGAGCCAAACCGTTCGATCCGCAGGCAGATCTCGACAAGAAGGCCGGCCAAGACATGCACAGCGATGCATTCAAGTTTGGCCCCGACAAGTCGAGCAACGATTTCTGGAATGACATCTTCAAATCTTACAACGCAGATTCGGAGATTCCCGAGCCACAGATGCCGAATCCGTTCAAGCAGAAGCGGGCCTCCGAGGACAATGAGTAATGTTTGGCATTGGCCTACTCCTTGGCGGATTGGTGGGTCACGCCGCGGCCGGTGCGGCAGCTAGAACCGCTATGCACCATCCCCTATTGGGTGGCCTCATGTCCCGCCGCGGCGGCGGTGCTGGTGGTAGCCAAGGCGTCAGCGGCATCAGCTCGCCAGGGGCGTCCGAATCACCCACTACAGTGAAGCAGCCGCAGCAGGAGCAGCCTTTGCAGCAGCCTGCCGAGCAGCAGGCACAGCAGCAGGAGCAGCAGCAGGCACCGCGACCACAGGAACCACCACCGATGGCGCAGGAGGTGTCCACCGAGCTGAAGCAGCAGCCGACGCTCGCCACCAAAGAAGCACAGCCCAGCAATCCGACCACGCCAATCAAGCCACTTGAGGGTCTGCTCGACAACGAGGCATCGCCTGCACCACCACCGCCTCGGCCAATCGAAGGTACGCCAGTGGATGCGCCGCAGCCCGTGGTGTCGCTCGCTGCCAATACTCCACCCACCACAACGCCCGAGGGTGACACGTTTCCCAACGCACCGCCGATCGGGCCGACGTTCATGCCAGACAAGAACTCGCAGCTCCCGCCACGCACCTTCTTCGTCGCACCGGACGGCAACCCATCCAAAGCCATCGACACATCGACCAAGGTGAACAACAGCAGCCCAGGCTACGCCACGGTGGGCATGTCATCGCCTGCCTCTGCTGCTCCACAGTTCAGCTATTTGAGGAGGTAGCATGACAGGGTTCCTCATGCCGCTGCCCTCGCAGCCGCAGAAGCCGCAGAACGGAACCAGCGCCACCACGGGCCGCAAGCTGAAGGAGTACCTCCCTCCCGAGGAAGCGGACTCAATGCTTGCCGAGCTGGGCAAGTCGGCGTGGGGAGCTGTTGACGTTCTGGGCAGGACGCTGGACTACCCCGGTGCCATTGCTCGAGGTGTGCTGGCCGGCAAGCCCACATCGGGATTCAACTGGGATTGGGACAAGCGTGTCTCTGGCGAAGAGCTGCTTGACTCCTATGGGCTGGCGTCACCGGATGCTAACCCATACGCCAAGACGGCGGCAGGCTTCGCTGTTGAGATGCTGACCGATCCGTTGGCCTGGGCCTCGTTCGGTGCATCTGCCCTCGGCAAGGGAGGCAAGGCGGCCAAGGCGGCAGGCATCCTCGACTCAGCTCCGCTCGCAGCTCAGAAGCGAATGGGGCAGCAGGCTGTGAAAAGCACCCTCACCGGCAGCATGGCCGACAATGCCTACAACGCACTTGGCCGTGAGGGGATCGCACGATCGGATGACATGTACCGCATGCGTCCACTGATCGGCCCGCGGTACGCCCAAGCCACCACCACACTTGATGAAACGATCAAGGCATCTCCAGACCCGATTCGGGCGATGGACGATGTGATGAAGTACCTCAACAAGAGTGGCATCAACTACGATGACATCAAGCACGAGAAGCTAGGCGGTGCCATCGGACTTGGCTTCATGTCTCCGTGGGTCACGTTCACGCCGCCTGGTAGCTTGAAGGCTCTCGACGCCTTGGATGCTGTGGGGCAAGCGACCAAGTGGTCTGCCCCGATGCGGTACGCTGCCTCGTTCGTGGATCAGCGGGTGGCCGGCCAGACGGGTGCAGCCGACCAGCTCTCTGCGATGAAGAACTTCGGCATGCGGAAAGCCGCCGAGAAGGTGGGTCGAGAGGCGGCAGTCGATCATGCGATGAAGTTGGCCACCATCGAAGTGACGCCGCAGGCCGCCGCGATCCTCGGCACCAACACGTTGCTATCGCCGCAGGGGAATGACTTCCTGACCAGGGTGTTTGAGAACGTCCCCACCAAGACAGACCTCCAGCTCAAATCGATGCTGCCTGGTATTGAGCGTGCCTACGATTCGTGGGACGCCATCCGGAAGTTCAATGTGGATGAGGCTCGCAACCTTGGCATGCGGATCAATCCGTATGGCGATCGTTTCGGCGTCCTCTACTCGCCACGCAATGGCTCCGAGTTCGACTTCAAGGACTTCCAGCAGGGCATGAGCCGGTCGCTGTTCTCGGCCTCGAGTGCCGAGGGGTACAGCCGGCGTCCGCATCTGATCACACCAGGCGGAACGATGGATCTCCGCGAGGTGTCGATGTTGCCGAACGTCCGCGCCCACGCCCAGGCAGGCATCGATTCACCAATGGCCAACCGCCAAGTCGGCCAAGAGATTGCCGATTTCATTAACAAGAAGCATGGCTACGATGCCATCACAAGCGACCAAGGCGAGTCGATCGCTCGCAGCATGATGCGGATCAACAAGGATCTGCCGGCCGATATCCCTGCCTTTGCACAGCATCCGATCAATGCACAGGCCCGCAACATCGTCAACCAAGAGATGGCTAGGGCCAACGCTCGATTCATCTATGACTCGCTGGCTGACGCCGCTATCAACGCCGATGCCAACTCACTGGCCGGCGGTAGGTTCCGGCCCTTGAACACCGCACTCAACGACATCGCCGGCAAGACGGGACTGCGAACCAACGCTGGCGAGGCGGCCGGCTCCGTGCAGCGAAACGTGGTGGAACGCATCGCGGCAAAAATGGGGGTAGCTCCCGATGCGGTTGACCTGTCGAAGATCGCGATCCCCGAAGCTGTGCATAGTCGGCTGACCAAGATGGCTGACTTCTACGCGCAGCCTGGATCCATCGAGGAAGTCGGCAATCTGTGGAACAAGTTCACCAGCCTTACAAAAGGCAGCCTTTTGGCTTGGCCATCGCGACATGTTCGTGACGCCTATAGCAACGTGTTCTCAATCTTCCTCGAGACAGGCAGCGCACCCGATACCTTCGCCGGCATCCAGCTCGCGAAGAAGATCATGGCCGGCGGGTTCGATGAGGTGGCGGGCGAGGTGGCCAAGCTGCCACGGTATCAAGGCATTGCCGACAAGGCCGCGCTGAAGCAGGCCTTCATGCGGGACATCGGTGGTGCTGGCGTCCTGTCTACTCTCTCAACGTCTGACCTCATCACGACCTCGCGGGCCGGCGACCTCGACCAGCTCCTCCCCGGCACAACGCCCATGCGGCGCGGCGACTTCCTCAAGGACTTGATCCCTGACGGGACTCGCAACCCTGCCCAGATGGCGAAGGACTTCTTCACCATCCGCAACGTGACCGATCAGTACAAAACACTGAACCCGATCCTCAACGCATCGCAGCGGTACGGTGATTGGAACGACAGTGTCGCGCGGCTCGGCGGTGTGATCTCTCTCATGCGTCAAGGCGTGTCGGTAGACGAAGCTGCCAAGCGGATGCGTGACGCGCTCGTGGACTACTCGAGCCTGACGCCCATCGAACGAAACACGATTCGCAATGTTTTTGTTTGGTGGGCATACAACTCCCGTATTGGCAAGTTCGCGGTGCAGTCGCTGTACAACAATCCCGGTGGCCGCTACGCCCAGACCATCCGTGGCATGAACACGCTCCAGCGTTCGGACGAGAACCACTACGTTCCCGAGGCTCTGCGGCAGCAGCTCGGCATTCGTATCGGCAAGGGCGATGCCGTGTCCGATGCGATCCGCCGTGTGCTGGCGATTCCCGAGGACGCACAGACCGACACCTACTTGAAGGACATCGATCTCCCAGGCATCGATGTGTTGTCATTGTTCGCTCCCGGCGACATAAGGGCCACGGCCGGTAACCTCGCCAACGCGATGCACCCGACCATCCGCACGCTCGCGGAGCTGGCCACCAACCAGGATCTCTTCAGCAAGCGTCCGCTTGACGAGGCCGTCGCTCCAATCGACCGGCTGTGGATGAAGATGTCTGGCTCGACCACGGGCGTGAACCCCACGCTCAAGGCGCTGATCAACAACGTGCCAGGGCCGCAGCGTCTGATCGGCTTGGCCGGCGGTCTGTCCGACCAGCGTATCCCGTGGGATCAGCGGTGGAGGAAGCAGTTCGCCAACGCCACGCTCGGCGTCAAGTTCCAAGATGTCGATCCCGACTACTGGATTCAAGAGGCCCGCCGAAAGAACGCTGACAAGATGAAGGGCTACGCCAAGCAGGGTGGGTTCTTCTTCCTGCCAAAGGACACGCGAGAGACTGCACCAGAGGAAATCAAGAAACGATTCGCCCTCGAGCAGGAGCTGGCCCGCCGGCAGCGAATGCAGGGCAAGGAGCAAAAGAAGTCGTGACAGACATCATTCGACAGGCCCGTGCAATCTACGGCCCAGACTTCGACCGGATGATGGTCGAGGCCGGCCGCATCAAACAGGAGTACGTTGCGGCCGGCGGCCGGCCCGAGGATGTCTATTCTCCCGAGCGTATCGATGCCCTGCATAAAGACGGCCCTGGTGCGTTGATGGGAGCATCCCAGCGCGGGGATGGATCCATCGCCGGCCCGTATGTGCCGACCGAGATGGCTCTCGCCGCGGGGCTGATTGAGCCGCGGGCTGTTCCGGCCGTGACCGAGGCCATGAACAAGGGTGTGAACACAGTCAGCTCGGGATTCGATCCTGACATGCAAGTGGGTTTCGCGATTGGGCGTGCGCCCAACGGACAGGTCGTTCGAGTGGAGAGATAGTTATGCCAAATCCTTATGACGAGATGCAACAGCCTTATGACTACGGTACGCCTTTTCAAGACTACCGTCAGAAGCAGATGGCCATGATGAGCGACATCTTCCAGTACACGCCGAAGACACGCGAACAGAAGATGATGGATCACATCACCCAGTACACGCCGAAGCCCCGTTCGGCTGATGCGGCACAGGGTGGGCCGTACAGCAGTGACAGGCAGCGCATCCTTCGCGGCCTGATGGATGGCTACGAAAACATGGGCCAGAAGAACGCCGCCCCAAAGATGCAAGGCGGCATGGATTCGTTTGATCCAAGCCATCCGATTTACCGTGGGGGCATGTTTTGAGCGACATCATCCGCCAGCTCTCTCGAGAGTCGGAGCGTGAGGCCGCGGCCACGCAACGCGAGATCAGCCGCATGACGCGAGCTGTGCGAGATCAGTCGTTTGCCCCCGTGGGTGGATACCGGCCGGCCAGCGTCCTTCCCACCAGCAGCGTCAACATCCCGGCTGGCGTGACCATCTCTGTCATTGCTCCGAGGTTCCCGTGAGCGACATCATCCGTGAGCTGGTGTGCAACCAGCCCAAGCCGACGCCCGATCACAAGCGTTACTCGCATGTGGTCAAGGCCTGCAAGGATGGCAAGGAGAAGATCATTAGGTTTGGTGAGGCTGGCGTGGAGGGCGTTCCAGAGAATGCCGTATCGACCAAGGATCAGAAGAAGCGAGCCGCGTACTACGCCCGCAACAACGCCGTGAACCCCAACCCCGATTTCTTCACAGCCCGATACTGGGGCCAGAGAGCGAAGTGGTAGATGAACAACCCGATGCAGCGGTACAAGCGTCACATGTATGACCAAGGCACGGACATGGCCTTGGAAAACCTTGAGCAGTTCAACCAGGCCGACGCCGACTCGCAACCTCGCCTGCTCGACCATCTGCTCGATGCCCCGTCACGCAAGCCAAGCTTTATCGATGGCATCCTGCCAACTCCTAATGGGGTTCCTCCTCTGCCAATGGGCATGCCGCAGCCGGTGCCTGGGCAGAACCCACTGATGCAGATGGCGCCACCGCCGAGGCCTCCCGCGCAGCCGCGACCTAAGTCGGTGCTGAAGCGTTGATCACCTCGGCTTCCGGATTGGGGGAGGTGACATCGGTATCGCCGCCTGGGTGGCATCGAGGTAATGCCGCCTGACCAGAGATGGGTGGGAATGCTGAAGGAAGTCCGTGGCGGCTCCCGGCTGCACCTGTTCGATCGCGGTGGCGGCTGCACGGCGGAACCACTTGGTCGATCCCCCGAACCCATGCTGGTCGAGAAACTCCCTCCACATGCGGAACGCCCTACGCCTGGGGAGGCACCACTTGAAGAGGGTGCCATCCTCACTGTGCTGGAACAACTTAGCCACAGCTACCTGTGTCCTCTCTGACAACGCCCGCACCAGCGGCTTGCCGGTCTTGGCCGCTGTGATAGCTATGCATTCATTCCGGAAGCTGTGCTTGGTCAGGGCATGAACGTCACTGAACCGCATGCCCGAATCGTAGGCAATGCCGGCCCACGCTGGGATCACATCACACCTCCGCAGTGCCATGCGAGAGCTGATGCGAGTCTCGTCTGTCTCCGCTGCGGTAATCAGCTTGTCGAGCGAGGCCAGTTCCCACGTTACGGGAGGGGCAAAGCTAGCACGAATTTTCCGCACCCGAGCCGGATAGATCTCGGTCATCCCCTGCTCGTAGGCAAACCTCCAAAGCGTCAGCAATTCCCGGCGAATATTGTGCCTGGTCGTGGCCCCAACGTCGAGGCTCGCAAGAAACTTGTTCACTCTTTCTGGCGAGAGTTGACAGATTTCCGATAGGCCCATATCTTTCGCCCGTCTACACGTTCGCAGAAGGGACTCTGTGTATCTCGGGCTGCATTCAACAGCCGCAAGATAGCGGTCTAGTAGATCAAGGATGTTCATTATGTTGCAGAAAAGTGTTGCAACCATTTCTCGGCTCCCGGTATGGGGATCCTTCCAAGGTGTTGGTGCGATTTCGCTTCGTGCAAAATGCACGGCGAAGTACAGTCCTTGTAGGGGGACGCACTCTCAAGCTTGGCCCCTTCAACCGGTAGCCCCCAACCCGTAGGAGAGAACCATGCCAGCCGTCAGGGTTTCACCCCCTGACGCAACGGGAAAATCACCAGCAGCTATCGACCACCGGCTTCATAAGCCGGGTGTCGCCGGTTCAAGTCCGGCCGCTGCTATTGATTCTGCCGATTGCGTCATCGACCACTGCCCGAACGAGGAATACCACGCTCGGCCAGAGGTCAGTGCCTCCCAGCTCAAGGAGCTGGCGCTTTCGCCGGTTGCATTCTACCGGCGGTTCATTGCGGGGGAAGCGCCCCCCAAAAGCAGCGATGCCCTCAGTTACGGGAGCCTTCTCCACACTTGGGGGGAACTCCGTGACGAGCTGTTCTGGCCGCGCGTCAGGGTTGCCGGTGCTGATGTCCTCACGGCGACCGGACAGTTTGGCAAGGCGGCCAAGGAGTGGCAGGCAACACTCCCCGCTGATGCCATTCCCCTGTCACCATCGGACTACAAAAAACTATGGGATCAGACGAGGCAAATCCTTGCCAACTCTGCGGCCCGCGAGCTGATCGAAGAGTCGGTCGATCGTGAGTTCAACATCCGGTGGTCGTGGCATGGCCACGCCTGCCGGTGCCGCGTCGATGGTGCGACCAGTGAAGTCTTCTATGACTTCAAGACAACGAGTGATCCCGATCCCAAGTGGACGTTTCACTCGAGTGTGAAGAAGTGGCGCTACGATCTTCAAGCGGCCTTCTATGGGTCTGCCGCGGTGGCTGCTGGATGGCCGGCCCACCCGATGGTGTTCATCATCACCAGCACCACCGAGCCGTATCTCTGTCATGTAGCGCAGCTCCCTGCTGCCCTCATGGCCAAGGGCCGAAGCCGCTGCCTCGCCCTGCTGAAGGATCTCCAGCGCCGCAAGGATTGGGATTGCTGGACGCCGGCCGACTACGGCCGGATCAATGAGTTGTTCGTTCCTCGTTACATGCTTGAAGGGAGTGATCTGTGAACATGATTGCAAAGCCGATGCGGATGACGGTGTACCGCGAGAAGTCGCCCGAAACAGCAGCGCTGTGCAAGGCGATGTGTGAGGCATCATTGAAGTTTGGGCCGCTGCACTTCGACTCGATCGGGATCGATGACGCCGGTCGCGAGTACAGCTACGCCTCTCTGGCCGCCATCAAGAAGGCGACCAGCAGACCGTTGGCTGAAGCCGGCATCTGGATGCATGCCGACTACGGGTTTCACGATTCGACACGCTACATCTCGGTGACCATTGAGAAGGATAACGAGTGGGTCACCAGCTACATGGACATCCCCGAGGCCACAACCCTGCGGAAGCGGAAGGGAAACATGACACAGCTCCGCAGGGCTGCGATCGAGGGGCTGCTCGACCTCGCTGCCGAGCAGGACACCGATGCCCGTGGTGTCGAGGACACGCCGGCAGAGGTTGCTGCGGAGGTGGCCGAGTTCGCGAAGGAGCAGCTCGAAGCCTGGGCCGGCCTCAAGCAGATGGCCAGCGATGCGATCCAAGCAGCGGCCAACCAGAAGACGGTCGAGGCGAAGATCGAGAAGGTGCGTCAGAAGGTCGAGGCCGGCGAGATGAACCCCGCCGATCTGCCCGAGCTGGTGCAGCTCGCGGAGAAGCGGATCAAAACGCTCGAGGTGGCGGCGGCCAAGGCAGGCGTGAAGCCCGAGCCGGTAGGAGGTGCTAAGTGATTGCACCCAACGAGATGCTGGCGTTGAAGCAACGGATGCTCATCGCCGCGGATGCGGCATATCGAATTGCCTCCACATCGGAGCAGTTCGTGTTGCATGACCAAGAACAGTTTGAGCTGGTGATGGGATCACTGCTCGCACTGAAGGCCGATGTTCGCAGGCTGATGGCGGAACACGACATCCTGCGCGGGATGTTCAGTGAAAAGCTTTCCGCTTTCTTCATGGAGGGTATGAGCGATGGAAGCACAGGATGTGCCGAAGCTGTGGAAGGAGTGCCACGACACGAAGATCTCGATCGTGGCGAAGAGAAACGGGATGACACGCCAAGCTCTGATGGGCCTGTTCTGGGAGTGGAGACTCCTCGGAAACGAGCTGGACGATCCCACGCCCGAGGCAATCGCAAAGGAAACCGCCGCGCTCCGGTCAACGTGGAGCGAGGAGCAGGAGAGGAGTCGGTGGATGGGGGCCAGGACAGCTAACCCCATAGGACGCTAAGTCATGGAAGACACAGAGCTATTTCGGTTGTACGCGGGAGAGGCCAAGCCGGCGACGGCTGGGCTAACCCTTCGTCCGTACCAGCAGCAGGCGGTCGCGGCAGTGGTGGACATGCTTCGTGAACACGACTCATGCCTACTGACGCAAGCTACTGGCACCGGCAAGACCGAGGTGGCGGCTGCACTCATCGATGAGCTGGATGCTCGCGATGGTGCAGTGATCTGCGGCCCCTTCATTGATCTGGTTGGGCAGACCGCCGCCCGATTCAGATCACGGGGCATTCCATGCGGCGTCGAGCAGGGGTTCCTGCGCAGCACCGAGCCTGTGACCGTGGCCTGCTACGCCAGCCTGCTCTCTCGGAAACGGTATGAGCAGTTCCTTGGGAAGACCAAGCTGTTGCTCGTGGACGAGTCACATCTGAACTACACGCCGGCATCACTGAAGATGTTGGGTTACTTCCGCGAGGCCGGCACCAAGGTAGTGGGCATGACTGCCAGCCCGCAGCGCGGATCGGGGGATCCACTCACCGCCTGGTACGGGCCGGTGGCGTTCGACTACCCGTACCAGCGGGCGGTCGAGGATGGCTACCTCGCACCAACCAAGCTGTGGACTGTGCTGCTCGAAGGCCTTGACCTATCCGCATTCAAGGGACGGTTCGGTGACTTCGACCAAGAGAAGGTGGATGCCCTGCTCCGCTCCGAGGCGAACGTCCAAGCTGTTGCCTCGGGCGTAGCCCAGCACTATGAGGGCAAGCCCTCTGTCGTGTTTTGCCAATCCATCAAGCATGCGGAGATGCTGCGAGAGATCCTCTGGAGACGGGGAATCCACACCGCCATCGTTCACTCCCGCATGGATCCGGACGAGCGGCGTCAGCACCTTCGCGACTTTGAGGAAGGGACGGTGCAGATCGTTCTCAATGTTGGATGCCTGACAACGGGATGGGATTACCCGCCACTCGCCAAGCTGTTTATCGCCCGCCCTACCAAGTCAAAGAGTCTGTACATCCAGATGTTCGGCCGCGGCACCAGGGTTCTCCCCGGTGTGATCGACGGCCTGCACACGGCAGCGGATCGTCGCGCCGCCATCGATGCCAGCGGCAAGCCATTCGCGGAGGTGTTCGATTTCACCGACACCTCCCGGCACTGCGACCTCCGCAGCGGCGTCGAGGTGCTGGCCCCCGAGCTGGAGGGCGAGCTGCTGAAGCGGGTCAAGAGGGCCACAGAAGGCCGCCAGAAGCCGGCCGAGGTAGATGCCGTCATCGCGGAGGAGCGGGCTGCTATGGCCCGTGAGGAGGCCGCCAGACATGCCCTCGAGGTCGAGCAAAGAAAACGGCTGACAGCCGAGGGCCGGTTCAGCGTATACGAACGGGATGTATTTGCCGCGGCCGAGATCCAAGAGAAGCCTCGCCGCAGTTGGTACATCGAGAACCACATGCTGTTCGGCAAATTCAAGGGGCAGAAGATTCGCACTGTCGATACCGGCTATCTCCGGTGGGTGCTGAACGAGTCGAGCTGCAAGAACCGCATACACGTTGAAGCAATTCGGAGAGAGGTGGCACGGAGGGACAGACAGAAACAACGCTCACGATAGGACTGATGGGTCGTGAGGCAGAGTGCGTTCCATTAGCGGAGCCAGTAACTGCGGCCACCTCGGTGGCTGAAGGCAGAGCTGGGTGGTGGCGGCCGGCAAACACGCACAGGGCAAGCCCGAAAGCAGATAGCCCAAGCCGGAACTGATGCGACAGAGAAAGACGCTGCAAGCCCAGACCTCGCATGAACCTGGGCCGCACGAAACGACACGGATACCTCAGAGAGGCAGACGGAGATCGTGGAGTCGAGGGTCATCACGGGTAACCCCCGTGACGGCTCTCCCTCCGCACTCACTCTACGTTTCCTAGAGAGGCAGACACTACTTAAGGCATTTGTTAAGCGTTGTTTTCAGAGTTGATTAACCATTAGGAGATGCGCGATGAAGGTGAGATACAAGGGACAGGCTTTCGATGTGGAGGTGGATGGGAAGGATGCGAAGGACACGTTCGCCCAGCTAGCTGCGGCGGTCGAGGTGTTCGGCAACACCACCTGTGGTGCATGCGGCGCCCCTGGTGCGGTGCCTGTCGTGCGAGAGAACGACGGCCACCAGTTCCATGAGATCCGCTGCCGGCAGTGCGGTGCGGTGTTGGCCCTCGGCCAGAAGAAGGACGGCGGCGCCCTGTTCCCCAAGAAGAAAGACCGCGACGGCAACTGGCTCGACAACAACGGCTGGGTGAAGTTCAAGCGGGCTGATGCTGCCTTTGAGTGACGCGCTTGACACGCAAATAGGATGGTTGCATGTACTCGCTTCTCCATTCCGGCCCTGCTTCTTGCGGCAACTGCAAGTTCTTTCGCGTCATCAATGCGGCTGAAGAAACCGAAGCGGAGATCGAGGTCGATGCGTTTGCTGATGAGGCTGGGCAAGAGTACGGGCGGTGCATTCGATTCCCGCCCGTACTCTTCCACCCTGGCTTGCTCAATGGTGAGTTCCCAGTTGTTGCCGCCACTACTTTGTGCGGTGAGTTCAAGCGTGACATTGAGTAATGGAAGATCCGCAGTTGGAGTTACAGAAACTGAAAGGCGAGATGGCAGACAACCTCACACGCAACGACTACATGCTGATGCATCCTCGGTGCGCCGTCTGCCACTGGCCCGTAGAAAGGAAAGGTCGTTGGCTTGAGCTTCACCACATCGTTGCTGGCCCTGGTCGAAAGGATCTGCCGAACGGCGAGTCGTGGATATCGCTTTGTTGTCGATGCCACCACGCCGTCCACGACAGGCTTCCGCACTACGGGGAGCTACCGAAGGGATCGATACTGGCCGCCAAGGAAGAGGAGGACGGCCATGTCGAACTTGAGAAACTTGCGGCGCTCAAGAACAGAAAAGCGTTGCCATACGAAAAGCAACCCATACCTGAGAAATTTCTGAACGATCGCACACGAAGGGGAGGTGATCCGTGGCCATAAATTCTCGAGCCAAGGGGAAACGTGCAGAGCTGATGGCATGTCAGGTTCTCCGTGACTTGTTCGGTTGGGCGGCAAGAAGGTCGCAGCAGTTCTCGGGCTGGGCCAAGGGGGGAGCGTCACCCGACATCATTGTTGACCAGACGCCAAGCCTGTTCTGGGAGATCAAGTTCGTGGAACGGCTCTCCCTACCAAAAGCAATGGGGCTGGCAGTGAGGCAGGCGGGCCGGAAGACTCCGGTCGTGATGCATCGCACCAGCCGCAGTGCCAGCGGTTGGCTGCTGACGATCCGACTCACCGACCTACCCCTACTCGTCCATGCCTACGAAACTGCGCAGCATGTTGCAGTGGCTTCGTCGCCACTACCCAGCGAGGACACCGATCGTTGTTCGGGTGGCAAAGAAACAGCCGGGGCTGCACGGCGTTTGCCTAATCGGTGACGGCCGCGCGCTGATACGAATCACATCAGCTCAAGACACGCTGATGGCTGACACCCTGCTCGAGGAATACTGCCATGTGCTGCGGCACGACTGCCCGCTTCCAATCACGGATGACCACGACGCTGTGTTCTGGGCCATCCTCGGAGAAGTCACCAAGGCATGGCGTGGTGAATGATGTTCGAGCATCCGTTCGATTGGTACTTCGAGGATGACGAATGCGACTAGAGGATCCGCTTGCACGAATGCACCGTGAGTACCGGGAGTGGTGCATCAAGCAAGGTACATACAAGGGCATTGACCCATCAGATGTGGAGAGGGAGGAAGCAAGGTGGAAAGCAGAATGCACCAGGCCGCCGAGGAACGTAACGAAACGGAAGCACCCTCCGAAGGGAACAGCGGACTAGACATGATCGATCACCCGCCGCACTACACGGCGACGTTGGTCGAGCCGATCAACGTGATAGAAGCATGGCACCTGTCGTTCCATCTTGGGAACTGCGTGAAGTACATAGCGAGGTGCGACCTCAAGGGCAAGCCGATCGAGGATCTCGAAAAGGCGAGGTGGTATCTCGACCGGGAAATCGCCAAGCGAAAGGGACAGCTTGATCAGCTCACTTGAATCCATCGTGTTTGAGGATCTCGACTGCCTGTCTCCCGGTGAGCTGGAGGCTAGCTACCGTGCCATCTGTGCAATGGTTCTGTACCGCACAGCGTTGGTTGCCAGCCAGCCGGCTCCGCCCAGGCGGCAGGAGATTGAGGCCAAGATTGCCGCCCGCAAATGGCTGGTTGGTGACGTTGGCGTGATCACCTTCCCCGAGGCCTGCTCGGCCGTGTCGCTGGATCCCGACTCTGCCCGCACGAAGATCGCCAGGTATGCCGATCCCTCCACGCCCGAGGCCATAAGCAGAAGGAAGCGATGCCCTCGAACTCACTACGTTTTCGGCAGGAGGAAAGATGCCCGATCAAATCCTGACTCTCCCCGCAAAGATCCGCCTACTGGTTGAGTGGTCGCCGGCCCTTCAGATCCTGCCGGCCATCGCCGCGGCTACGCCTGGTCAGCCCCGCGCCATTGAGGTGATGCGTCTCCTCGAGTTCCTCGCCAGCAAGAGCGAGCTGCAACTCGATGACAAGATCGCCCATCTTCTCAAGGAAATCCTGCTGACGAAGCCGGGTACGGAACTGGCAGACTACATCGCTGGACTCATTAGCGGAGCGATCGAATATGAGATGGCTCGATACCCTGGTAATTAGCGGTGTGCTGGCGGCCGTGTGCTACCCGCTCATCGCATCCAATCTTCTGAAGCTGCCGCTCTTCAAGTCGGCCGCCGCCACGAAGGAAGAGTGGAGACAGAAGTGGACTGCCACTCTCATCGATCTGCTTGCCGACCTCGACAAGGGCGGCATGCAACAGGGTGCCACGCTCTGCCGTGAGCTGATGTGGGAAATCATTGGGGGCGAGGGTGAAAAGAAATGAACAGGGTTCTCATAGCACTGGCACTAGCGATCGTCTATGCGGTGTTCCGCTTCGCGCCGATCCCGTCGCTGCCGATTCCAACCCCGACGCCAGCCTCGGCGGTGGCGTTCCCCGATGTGGCGGCCGTCGCCCAGAAGATGTCGGCCGGCGACAGGTCTGCACTGGCCGCTGCCTATCTGATCCTGTCCCGATCGGTCGATGCCAACCCAACGATTGAGCCGGTGTTCCCCGACACGGCCGCGGTCAGGCGTGCGCATCGAGCTGCCCTGCTCTATGTGTGGGCGGCCGTGCTGAACAACAAAGCAGGCGAAGTTCCCGGCCTGCGAGAGGCGCTCGAGTCCGCAATCGCCAGCCGCATCGGCACCGAGGATATCCCCCTCAATCCAGAGAACCAGAAGGAAGCAGCGAAGGCATTCGCTGATCTCGCCGCCTCACTCCGATGACCATCTCCGAGCTGATCAAAAGCTATGAGGCGGGACTCCAAGGATTCATTGCGGATCCGGTGGCCGATGCTGAACTGGCATCATTCCTCCGCGAGTCTGGTGGGTACGCCAAGGCCGGCGATGCCATCGATGACTACTCGCTGCGAGACACTGGCAAGGACAAGCTATCGCTGCCATACCTCGCAGCTCTCACCTACTACCCCGGCTGTTTGCCTGGTGGGGCGCAGGGCCGCGGCTCATGCGTGGCGTGGTCAACCAGGAACGCTGCTCTCGTCAGCTACTGTGCCTATCTGATGTACGGCCCGAACACCGAGAAGTTTCGGCCGCCCGTGGTATCCCCTGTCGCCCAAGCAAACGGGGTCTTCTCGACCGAGGGGATCTACTGGTTCCGCCGAAAGCCAACCGATGGCTGGAGCTGTTCGGCAGCAGCTCAAGTGGTGGTGAAGGAATGCGGGCTGCTTACCCGACAGGCGTACCCCGAGGTGGGCCTCGACCTCACCGAGTATTCGTCCAGCACCGAGGGTCGATGGGGTCTGACCATCCCTCCCGAGAATGTCCGAGCTATCTGCTCGCAGCATCTCGTCTCGAATGCCACGGTAGCCGAGGGGTGGGAAGAGGTTCGAGACATGCTGGCCAATGGATTCGCACTGACCACATGCGGTGGTGAATCGTTCAGCAAACAACGCGATGCGTTCGGAGTGTGCAAGAGGACGCCCGAGGGGTGGGCGCACGCGATGTGCTTCTGTGCGGCGGATGATCGGCCCGAGATTCGCCAGCGTTACGGCTGCGGCTTGGTGCTGCTGGCCAATTCTTGGGGTGATTACTTGTCAGGGGCAGACATCGTGCAGGGTACGAACTTCCGTATCCCTGTCGGTAGTTTCTGGGCGAGGTGGGAGGATGTGAAGGATCGGTATTGCGTGGCGCTCGGCCCGAGTAAGGGATGGCCCGCGGCCAAGCTGCCCGATTGGGGATTAGGGGGAGTCATATGAAGCGCCTGTTGATGTTGGCTGTAGCGTTGTGGCAGATCGAGCTGGCCGTGCAGTGTGGGATCGCAGCATCCCAACGCCCGACCGCAGCTCACCCTGTCACGCCGCCGGCACCGACGCCACCAGACGCCCGTCAGGTAATCGTTCGACCGCAGCCCTCACTCCCCAATTGCGAGACAGGCAAATGTCCACCGCCACAGAAGCCGCAGTCGATGCCGGCAAGATAACAGTCTCTGCTCCGGTGCCGAACGAGTTTCTCTACCGTGTCGCGGAGAGGTTCGGCCTGCCCGTGCTTATCCTCCTGCTCGTCCTATGGTGGGCCAGGACTGACATCGTGGCGCCGCTCATGCAGGCCCACTTCCAATCGATCGAGGCCATCGTCGCCGGCCAAGAGAAACACACCTCGTCCATCGAGAATCTCGGGAGGAAACTCGATGAGCTGATCAGCATCGAGCGATCCTCCCAGAGATGACCAAACCCAGGCGGTTAACCGCGAAGCAGCAGCAGACCGCCGAGCAGGCGATGCGGTTTGTGCAGCCGTGCATCGCCGTGTTCATCCGCCGGAACCCAGACCTACGCATAGCAGCTCGTCGCGTGGATCTGGAGAGCGTGGCATTGCAAGCTGTGTGCATGGCGGCCATGACCTACCGGCCCGACCGCAGCCAGCCCACCACCTACTTCGGTTCGGCCATCCGCCACGCCCTCTATCGTGAGGTGCTGAAGCAGCAGCGGCTGGATGGTAGGTACATCCCAACCGAACGCATCCTCGATCCGCAGCCGGCCCTTCATCGCACCAGGCAGGAGATGCGGGCGTTGCGGGCGTTGCGGCTGCTCTCCATAAACGACCGAACGCTGCTCGAGGATAGGCTGGTCGAGCAAGTGACACTCGAACAGCTCAGTCTCGAACAGCGTTGCGATCCTCGAACATTGAGCAAGAGGGTGCAGCGGGCCATCGCCGCCTTGCGGCAGGCCGAGAGCGACCTACCCTAGCCCGTGCGCTCGATCCCACGCCTTGCCCACCGGGATAGCCCAGCGGGTTTCGCACCACATGACAGGGGCCGGCAGCTCGACAAGCGAGTCGCCCTCCCACTGCCAGTAGCGGACGGCGGTGTACCCCTTCTCATCGGGATCCACCTTCTTCCCGTCCGCATCGTAGTAGTAGCAGCAACAATCACGCAGCCGCACGGCAGCGCCATCCATCTGCCACATTCCCAAGAACGTGGACGCTGCCGGCGGCAGGACTGTCGCAGTCTCCATCCACAGCCCGAACGTGGGCGCCCATGTGTCGAGCTGCTGTTTCTTCTTAGCCATCAATCACCTCCCTTCTAGCAATATGTCAGCAGCTCGCCGGCCTGCTGAAGTTTGAAGAACGAACGATACCCACCGATCTTTGGCCAGCCGGCGAGGCCCGCCTCGACCGCCCACTTTGCCATGATCCCTGTCGGAAAGGTTCGCTTGGCACCACGCTGCCGCATCGTCCAGAGGGCGATGTCATCGTAGCTCTCGCCTACCTCCCGCAGCTCGATCATCCTGCGAACCATCCGCCTCTCGTCCTCATCGACACGGTAGTAGCGGCGCGGCTTCTCGCCGCAGACCCGCCAGCCTACCGCACATCCCTTCGAGGCGGGCAGACCCTGCTCCATCCTCGAATGAAATACAGCCTCGGTTCTCTCCCGTGCCAGCTCCCGCTCCAGCTCTGCCATCGAGAGCAGGAGGTTGCGGATCAGCCGGCCGATCGCATCGTTCGCCCCGATGGGGTAGTCCAATGCGTGGATGGTGACGCCCCGGTTCTCAAGCTGCTCGATGGTACTGACGCCATCGAGCAGCTTGCGAAACAAACGGTCGAGCTTGCTGACCACGATGTGATCACCAGGGCGAGCCATCACGAAGAGCTGGCGGCCGGCCTCCCGTTCAGAGAACGGTTTGCTGGCAGAGGTGGCGGCATCGTAGTGGAAGCCACCCCACCTCACGCCCTCGGGTTCGAGCATCCGCCGCCAGTGATCCTCGGTGCGTGACGCCTGCACCGAACGGGTCATCGACTGCTTCCGTGTGGAGTGGCGGCCGTAGCCGTAGCAGAAGTTCATACGAACGCCCTCCAATCGAACTCGATGGCTCTCGCGCCGTGCTGCGCCACGACCACGCCCTTCCGCCGGCAGCTCTCGACCAGGCAGGGAACGTAGCCGGGGCTGGCATAGCCCAGCTCGCTGGCGATCTCCCGCATGCTGGGCTGGTAGCCGTACTGGTTGATCCTCCACGCGATGAACTCCAGCATCTTCCGCTCGGTATCGAGCAGCTCGGCGCCGGACTTCGCATGCTTCACCACTGATTGTCTCGACATCGCAATCTCCCTTCGTGTGTGTGTTACCGACTGAAACAAGCAATCCAAATAAAAACCACCGACGCACCAGCCACCAGCATGAAGTCATTGGGTGTCATGCTTCGGCCCTCTTCGCCTCGGCCAGCGTGATCGCCCGCTCGGCCAGCTTGGCCGAGGTAGCCGTCTTCCTGTTGCGTTCGAGCATCTTGCGGACGTTGTAGGCCGGCTGCCCCGTCCGCTCGCAGAACTCGATGCTGCGTTCCTCAAGGCTGATGCGGCGCCGCAGCTCCAGCCCGAGCAGACGCATCGCCTCTTTCACAGCAGCCAGCTCGCTGTGCGTGAACCGAACCGACACTTTGCCAATCGCCTTCATCACTGTCTCCCTTCGAGGTTGGTCAGCCACCCACTGTGGGTAAGCCGATATCGAGTATATCACACATGTCAACACCCGTACACTACCGCTTGCTCTTGAGCAGCAGGCCGATCAGCTCACGCGCCTTGCGGTAACGCTCGATCGATCCGCTTCGCAGGCAATCAACCGGCAGGCCGTCATCGCCCAGCCGGCCACGCTGATCGGCCGGCATCCGTGCCAGGTGTTCGAGCAGATGGGAATGAGCCAGCGGCAGCAGATCGATCACCGCTTCGAGCAGCTCGGGGCCGTGTTCCCTGGCCGCCTGGTTCTGTACCCGATCGCGATCGACCGAGGCCGGCGTCTTCGGGTAGTCCAGCTCGACGTTGCAGTCACAGTCGTGGCACCAGTTGGCCTCCTCACCGAACAGCGGCCCTTCGGAGTTGATCACCCGCTCGCTCATGTCCTCGCGGTATTCCACCCACGCGCAGGTATCCACGTTCGTGCCGCCGCACTCGCAGCATGTGGGCCGGTAGTCCTTCTTCGCTTTCGTCTTCATCGTCAGGTTCTCCCTTGGTTAGGTTCAGTCCAGCCGCCGCAGCACATTGCCACGGCGTTCAATCGTCCGCTCTTGCGTCCGCTCCACGTTCGTGAGCGGATAGCCCCACTTGCCCACGCCACCGCAGTCGAACCGGCTTCCCGGCTGAACACGGTGGCGCTGATAGTCCCGTCTGAATTCATCCACGTTCGGATAGCAGTACGGTTCCCCGATCGTGGCGTAGCCCACCAGCGTGGCCTTGCCCTGCCCCGTGCGGATGATGCCCACGCGCTTGCCGACCACGCTATCGAGCGACCTCGATGCCCGTGTCTCGACCGTCTTCACGCCGGCCATGATCATGTCGGTATAGGGGGCGTCACCATCGTTGATGTTCACGCCCCTCGTCGCAGTCTCGAACTCGATCGCCCGCTGCTCCATCCTCGACAGGCTGGCCTCGATAGCGGCGCGGCTATCGGCAGCGGTGCCGTGCTTGACCCGATGTCGCAGCTCATCGAACATCCGCGCCGCTTCGGCCGGCGCCTCGACTTCGAGCCGGTCGATACCGACACAGCTCGAATCGATCCGGCCACGGATACGCTTGGCGTAGCGGGCCACATGCCCCTCGCCTTCCGCCTTGTACCGGCAGTGGTTGACCGCGACCGAACAGCTATCCGCGGAATCGAATGGGTAGCGGTGGGCCTCGCTCTGCGCCCGCATCATGTGAATCCACGGCCGAACGTAGGCACCTTCGCTATCCGCACAGAACCGCTCAATGTGGTCGAACGCTTCCGCGATGCGGGCATGCCACTGCGGTGTACCCACCTTGGCATACTCGCCGCTCGAACCGATGGCGATGTACTGGTAGCAGCCCTCGATCAGACCCGTCAGGCGGTCGAGCGATTCGTGCATGTGCCAGACCATCATCATCCGCTCGCCGGGGATGAACGCATCGGCTTCGAGCATGGCGCCGCTGAAGTCGAGCCGCATCTCGTCATTGGCCAGCTCATCGCCGTCGATGACATCCGGCACCACGACCACCGCCTGCGGGCAACGCCGGCAGATGTCGGCCGCCCACCGCACGAACCCATCGACATCCATCGGTACGCCCGATCGCCATGCAGAGAACGCGCCATTGTCGAGCAGCAGGATTCCATCATCGGCCACCAGGCGGATGGCGTCATCGAGCTGCCGGCCCAGCCGGTTGCGGGTGGCGTAGGACAGGCAGAACGATTCCCCCTTGAGCTGCTCCAGCAGATGGATCGGCGTCAGGGGAAGGCCGAACACGGTACGTTTCTTCATTGCGTCACCCATCCCTGCTCGATGGCCATCATCTCGCGGTACAGCTCGCCTTCCGCCCGCTCGCCGCCCAGCTCCAGCCCGCCACGCTCCACCCACCACTGGGCCTGCTTCAGCGCACGGAACGTGGCCACGCCTGCGCCACCGCCATGCCATCCGTACCCCTTGATGTAGTAGGGTCGCAGTGCAGTGGGATGGCCGCAGTGCAGGACGGTGACGCCCGCGTAATCGGGGTGCGTCCACGCCACGTTCACGGTTGTGCGTCCCTTTCCCTTGTGGCCCACCCATCCCTTCGACACGGTTAGCTTCGAGCCTCTCATCGTTTTGCTCCCTTCATTTGCTTGACCAGCTCACGCGCCTCTTCCCTGGTGTCGATGGCATCGGCCACCCGCACCCGCGATCCGCCCTCATAGACGGCGTCGATCGCAAACCAATAGCACCCGCGGTTCCGCTCCATGCATTCCCGCACCACCACATAGGTGACAGGCTTGGCATTCATGCTTGTGCCTCCTCGGCTGCTTTGATGGCGGCCTTGAGGGCGTCGATCGTCTGCTCGCCGGCCGGCGTGTGGGCTTGGTTGCCAAACGCGCTCACCGCCATGCGACAGGCCTTGAGCAGCTCATCGGCCACCTCTGCCGGCGTGGACTTGTGCTGATGCTCGGCCGGCACCGGCCACCGCTGCATGGCACCGTAGCCGGGGCGGGTCGGCACCAGCTCCTCGATATCGCTGATCCAGTGATCGCCCGCATCGTCATCGTGGTAGGCGATGTCACCGAGGTCTTCGGCTTCGCCACGCATGACGATGGCACAGGCCTCCTCCGCGGTGGTGGCCTGCACGGTTTCAACGCGCTCGGCAATCGCTGGCCAGCGTACAGTCACATCGAATTGTTTCAGCATCGTCGTTCTCCCTTACTGGAAAATGGAAATCACCCACCCTGCAATGCGTCAACGTGACGCAGCAGGCTATCGCGATCGGCTTGGGTGCCGAGTATTGCACGGCCGATCATCTCTTCGCTGGGGAACGGATGTTCCCCCATCACCAGGCGGTAGGTCTGCCGGTTGGCGGCGTGTCGCTGTGCCGCCACCAGCAGCAGGCCACGCCGCAGCCCACGCGGCACGGTCAGGTAGATGTACTGCATGGTGATCCGCCTGCGAACGGCCCGCGCCACAGTGCGGAATGGCTCGGCCACATGCAGCCGATCGACCACCGATCGAATGAGCTGATGATGCGGCTCGTCCAGCTCCAAGATGTTGCCCGAGTTGATGACCCGCGCGACCTCATTGGGCTGCGCGCAGATGCAGGGCAGCGGCTTCAAGCCGGGGTGCCGGATCAGCTCGGGGTCAGGGTAGGCCATCAGCTTCGGCTTGACCAGCGCCGGCTTCGGCTGATCGACCAGCGGTCGCAGCCTTCGAGCTGTGGTCAGGATGTGCCGGTGGGTGTCGTGCGTCAGCACCCGGTATTGGAATGAGCTGCTCCTGCCCAGCGTCTGCAACACGGTGACCTTCGCTAGGCGCCCGTTCACCTTCAGCCTATAGGTGCCACCGACCTTGATATCTGTCGCTCGCATCGTCTTCCTCCTCGTTTGAAAAGCAAACCATCCACAGCCCACATACATACCCGATATCGGCTATGTAGTCAACACCCGTTCACTTCAAACCGAACCCCAACCCCAACCCCAACCCCGACGCCTTGTCGCGCGTGGAGAGGGGCGGCCGGCCGTCGCCCTGGTGCGCCCTGGTGGCCGGGGAAATCCGCTCGCGAACGGTTGTACAGTTTGCCGATATCGACTATGTTGTAGGTGGTTCGGTTTGGTTTGGTTCAACACTTCAAACGGGAGAGAGACATGACGACTTTTCAGACGATCGAGCAGTTCGGCGGTACGGTTTTGGGCAGTTTCTCTAAGGGTGTCGATGGTGCCGCGTCGCTCAATTTCGGCCGATCGGGGGGGGCTAACTGCGACACCGGATGTCGGCACCATCCCGCGAACTATGCTCCCGGCGCCGATCGTGCGGGATGGTGCTATGCCGACATCGTCGAACGGCGCGCCGATCGCGTGCAGCTTATGCACAAGCTGGATCGGCACGAGCAGACGCCGCCGAGCGTGTTGGTTGGCAAAGCGCTGCTAGAGCTAGAGCGTGAAGAAATGTACGGTCGGCCCCCGCGGCCGTGGTTCCGGTTCGCTACCAACGGCGCGCTGCCGGCGCCAGCGGACGCACTAGCCGATCGGATGTTCCTCCCCCGTATGCGGGCGCTGCTCACACACTTGAACCGCCGCGGCACCCCCGTGCATCTTCCGTGTGAGTCTGCCGAAAAGGCTGCTTTCTATCGTGAGCAGTTGGGCGACCTAGTGATCGTGCGGGAGTCTGTGCAGACGCACAGCATGACACCGGACACGATCGCCAACCACGCGCTGCCGGCCGGCGCAGTGTCGTTCACCGCGGGGGAGGATGTCGGCCGTGGCCCCAACAAGCGTATGCGGATTCTGGCCGCCGCGGATGCCGCGGCACGGGCGTGGGCAAAGCTAACCGGCCGGAAGACGATCGTCTGCCCTGCTGTGCGGGTGTCGTTCCTGTCCCGTTGCAAGTCCGGCCGTGGTAACCGAACCACGGAGCAGGCCGCCGCATGGCGGGAGGGTGCAAAGTGTGGGCAGGGCGGTTGCCCAGGCTGCTCCCGTGATGTCGATGTGGTCTATCCTGCCCACTAGCAGACAGGCCGACGCTCGAACCACCCGCGCCCGAGGCGATCGATCCCGATCGCCTCGGGTTTTCTTTTGCGCTGTGCCAGGCGGCCGGCGCCTGCGATGGCGGCGCCCGCGCCTACGCTGGCAGCGGGGGGGGTCGGCACTCGATACCCTAGCGATTGCCGTGCTTGTTGGTCTGTTGGTTCCAACGGACAAAACGTAAACCCAGACAGGCTAAAGACTTACGACACACACACCCCACCCAGCACCCCCCCACCCACACCCTATATAATATATGTCCCGCTCTTGGATTTTTTCCGAAATCGCAAATGGCCCCCCTGGCGTTCGTTCTCCCGCCACGCCGCCCTCCGAGGCACTCTCGACACCCTTCGCCCCGGTTGACCCGCCAGAAGCGATGCTATACGCTTGAACAGGCATCCCCGGCGGCAGACCCCTACTGGGGCGATGCAAGGCCCGCTGGCAGGATGTAGGCACATCGGGGATCGCTACCCCGGTGCGAGCTGCGGTCGGTATCTTGCGACCGTGAGTCGTGGCCGGCACCGGACAGATAAACCGGCTAGCCCTATCCGCGGCCCCCTCCCCGTCAGTCTCGAGCTGCGGGAGGGTCTTGAGCCGCCTTCTGGGCCTCAAGCTTCTGGCGGTAGCTGGCGGCGTCCTCCCTGACATCGGGATTGTGCCGCATGAACGACATGAGGTGGCCGTGTACCAGATGGCACGGGTCACCACAGAGGCTGATCAGATTGGCCCTGTCCAGCTCGCGGGACGGGTCAACGTGTACGGGAACGCAATGGTGAACCTCAATGTCCTTCCGCCGGCCGCAGGCGGCACAGGCAGGCTCGGCGGCTAGATGCTCTCGACGCACCCGTGGCCACGCCCCAGAGCGGGCAGACCCAAAGAGCTGTTCGGTGGTGCGGCGGAACCAAGCAAGCATGATGCCATGCTTATGGTGTCTCGGTGGCAGGATTGGTCAGCCGGTTGGCCATATCCAGCAGGATGGCGGCGTCTTTGGGGCATCCAGCGTTTTCGGCATCCCAGACGGCCGACATGACCGCCAGCCGCTCCTCCTCAGTGATGTACCGGCCGTTGACGCACAGCTCCTTCATCTTGTTGTATTCCTCAATCGACTTGCCCAGCGACTCGCCGTCGAGCTTTCGCAGCTCCCGCATCTTCTGCGACTCTGTGGCCATGAGGCTGATGACCAAGCCGTCTTGGCTGCGCAGCTCCTCGAGCAGCAGCACCTTGGCGATCAGCTTGCAGATGAGGGTGGAGGAATAGCGATCCTTCAGATGCGGCGGCAGGCTGGCGATGTGGGCGCGGGCCGCGGCGACGATGTCCTTCATGCCATCCTCTCCAGTGGGGCGGATCGTATTTGCATCTGTGCGTTTTTCGTCGCTTCGCCCATACGATTGGTTTTGCAGCCGCTCTATCTCATCCGCGGCCTGCTCCGAGAGCCTGTCCGTGGCTTTGAAAGCGTATGCCCTATCACGGAGCTGCTGAACGATAGAGTCATCCATGTCACTTCTCCTCTGGTTCTGCCGATTCTAAGAGGCCGTCAACAGCGTCGAAGATTTTTTCAGTAGCGCTTGACACGCCCTTAAAACAGGGAGATAGCCGATATCACTCAACAAGCTTTAAGGGAGAGCTGTGATGAAAAACGCATCTGTGGTTGGAGAGGGCGAGATGGAGGTGGCCATGCCTCTGGTGTTCGTGGACTGCCAGTGGAGGATTACAAGGCATGCGGAGCCGGATAACGGCACAACGGTCTTGGGCCTTTGGCAGTTGTGGGATTCGTTCAACGCTTGTTTCCAGACATGGATCATCCCGGTGACTTATTGGGCTGGAGAAGACGAAGACGATGACGATGATGAACCACACGGTTGGTATCCGCAGCTTGGCTACGAAATGAGCGGTGGCGTGCTGATGGGGCGCGAAGAAAAGGCTGACGCGCCGCCGACGTTCTGGTGCGACATGATCTTCGAGGACGGCAACAGGTCGTTCCGCGTCAAGGCAGGCCCATCGGCAAAGAGTGCCAAGCAGATAATCGAATCGCTGGCACATAGGGCTGCAAACTGATGAAGAAGCAACCAAAGAAGCCGGCCAAACAACCGGCCAAGAAACCCAACCCGCTCGCGGCCGAGGTGGCCCGCCTGCGGGCGATCATCGCCGTTCAGCATGAGCTGATCCGAGCGTTGCGGAACTGCAATGCAGCTCTGGACGCCGATCGGCTCATGCACCGCGGTGCCGAAATCACCATGACGTTTGAGAGGTGATCATGGATGACGAACCACGCATCATCACGGTGGGGAAATCCCACTCGCCCACCGAAGCAGAAGCCAAGCACAACATGTACGGCAAATCGACTGTGGCGTCGAACTCCGACAGGTCGTTTTGCGAGACTTTCGAGGTGTCGGTCTACATGGCCGGCGACATCGAACACGCTAAACAGGTCATCCGGAGATACTGCAACTCGCACCCCTGTTGCGTCACGGTGACCCCTACCGCCTACATCTACCGCGGCGGCGAGGAGGCAGGGTTCGTGGTGACGTTCCGCAACTACCCTCGGCATACCAGCGAAGGCTGTACGCTCGAGGATCAAGGCCGGGACTTGGGTCTGCTACTCAGGGGCGAGTTGGGGCAGGACAGCTTCATGGTTGTCTCTCCCCGCGGGACTATGTTGAACTCTGTGCGAGGAAAGTCGTGAGCGAGAAACACATCTTGAACCTGGGGGCCGGCGTCCAATCCACGACGCTTTTCCTCATGTCGATCGCTGGCGAGGTGCATAAGTTCGACTACGCCATCTTCGCGGACACCCAAGAAGAACCGGACGATGTCTACCGGCACCTTGAGTGGCTTGAGTCTCTCGGCGGCCCTCCGATCCTGCGATGCACGGCCGGCCGGCTGGGCGATGCGTTGGATAAAGGCACGGACGCCAACGGGAACGGCCGCACAGACGGCGGCCACTACATCTCAATCCCGGCGTTCACCAAGCACCCTGACGGCAGAATGGGAGCTGTGCAGCGGCAATGCACGAAAGACTTCAAGGTTGTCCCGATTGAGCAGTCAATACGGCAGCGAGTCTTCGGCGCGGCCCCAGGCAAGGGGATCCCGAAGGACTCCGTGTGCGTCCAGTACATGGGCCTGTCGTTTGACGAGCCGAAGCGGGTGATCCGCGTGAAAGAGCGGTTCCTCTCCAAGCCCAAGAACTGGAAAGTGCAGTTCCCGCTCTGGGAGATGCAGATGACCCGTGGCGACTGCATGGCCTACCTCAAGGAGCGAGTCCCGCATCAAGTCCCGCGGTCAGCTTGCGTGTTCTGCCCGTTCAAGAAGGACGATGAGTGGCGGCTGCTTCGCGACCACGATCCCAACGGATGGGCAAGAGCTGTTGAAATCGACCATGTCTGTAGGACGGGTACGGGCCTAGACGCCCAGCGGTTCCTGCATCGGCAGTGCGTTCCGCTGGAGCAAGTGGATCTGCGGCCCGAGCATGAGCGTACCGGCCAGATGATGTTTCAAGGGTTCCAAGACGAGTGCGAAGGGTACTGCGGCAACTGACTCCAGCTCATCGAAAGAGGTGCTGTGTGCGACCAGGCAGTGATGATGACCTGTTGCGGATCATGTCCGAGATCGAGCGTGGCCGGCGTGAGATGCGAGAGCAGTACCGCCGGCAGCAGTTGATGATCGATCTGGTCGCCTGTGTCCTCTGGATTTCCTTTGGCATCCTCGCCCTGCAAAGCATCTCGAGGTGAACTCCGTGCCGGAAACCGTCACTGTCACGCTGGACAACTCCGAATACCTCCACGCCCTCATTGCCGGCTCTCTCCGCAGGGCATCTGCTAGGGAGAAGGGGCGGAAGAACTACTACGGGGCGCAGTCGGCCGACTCCGAGCTGCTCGACCTCATAGGCTCCGTGGGGGAATGCGTGGTGGCCAAGCACCTCGACAGGTTCTGGGCCGGCGCCGGCCTGTTCCGCGGCGAGGATGTGGGCGAGTACCAAGTCCGCACCACCACCTATGACTCCGGTCATCTGGTGCTGAACAAGAACGACTCCGATGACAAGAAGTACATCTTGGTGTGCGTGAACAGCGGAGTCGGCAAGATCCGTGGCTGGATGTACGCCCGAGACGGGAAGCAGGAAAAGTACTGGAAGGACATGTCTGGCCGGGGCGGCGCCTTCTATGTCCCGCAATCCGACTTACGGCCGATTTCCACGCTCAAATCCCCCAGTGTTGACAACGAGTTTTAGGCGGTGCCTATACTCGCAGCATGGCTAAGAAGAAACCGAGAAAGATCATGCCGATCGACCTGGAGGAGATGGTCACCCTCCCAGATGCCGCCAAGCTCATGGACGTTGCCGAGTCCTATGTGCGGAAGCTCGTGCGCGAGAAGCGGGTTGTCGGCGTGAAGTTCGGCCGCAACTACATGGTCAGCCGGCAGTCGGCCTCCCTGTTCCAGAAGAAGCCGGGATACGGCCGGCCCAAAAGCCGCTAGTAGCACTTGACTCGCCCATAAACTGGGAGTCATGGCAAAACGCTACGAATGCATCGGCGGCCCACTGTGCGGCGAGAAGTATCCGCTGTTCTATGGGCTATCCATGTCCCAAGCTTTCGGGACTATCGATCGCGATGGCGGTGCGCACTACTACCGCCTCTGCATCGTCCGCGATGAGATGGATCGCGTAGCCAAGTTCTGGCATTACGCCGGGGTTGAGCTGAACCCATTCATGCCGCCGACGCTTCTCCCACCTCGGCGGATGTTCCGAGAAAACTGCTGACACTGGCCTACATCTGCCAGTGACACTTCTTTCAATCCTTGCCTGTCGCACCTAGCCCGTGCGACACGACGCGGCCCAGCGCTCTCCCTTCGCGCTGGGCCGCGTTCTTTTGTGTCCATAAGCAAGGCAGAGGTTCTCTGGCCCCTAACCAATGGAAGGGAGGTGATCGAAATCTATGGCGACGAAGAAAGCTCCGAAGAAAAGCCTCAAGGACAAGTTCAACGCAGCCTACGAAAAGATGGAATTCGCTCGCATGAAGGAGCGATCGAGCAAGTCTGGCAAGGGCGGTTGTGAATCATGCGGCAAGAGTGGATGCAACTGCGGGAAATGAGTAATGCCGCTGCCAACCCGAACGCTCGAGCAATTGCAGGAGTGGGTGTGGTCTGAACTTCCCGTTCGCAAGAACGTGGCGGGCAAGGAGGCGGTGTTCGATGCCGTTTCCGCGGCCGTCCATGAGTGGCCCGATGAGGAGCTTTCTTCGTCGCCGGCCGGCGGCGAGCGCGAGATGGCCGCGATGCTCAGTCTCAGCAAGAGCGTCAGGCGGCACATGGCTCTCGTCTATGGCGATAAGCAGTTCGGTTCCATGTGGGTGATCGCCCTCCAGATCCTTCTGCCGCTGATCGTGGATCTGGTTCTCAAGTGGTGGCGCCGCCGGAAGGAACACCGCGCCCGCATCCGCGTATGGAGGAGGAAGTGGGTCAATGGCTCCGAACAGTAAGACACTGATGGGAGCCGTCCGAGCATCCCAGCGGCCCATCAACGTGGTGTCCGCATTCGACGGGATTGCCGGTGCCAGAGCTGCCCTCGACCAGGCGGGCGTCCCTGTTGGCTCATACACGGCCTACGAAACAGATCCCACCGTCGCAGCGATTGCCTCGAGGAACTATCCGGACATCCAGCAGCGTGGCGATGTCCGCGGGTTCGTGCGACCGGAGGGCAGTACCGATCTGCTCTGTGCCGGCTTCCCGTGCCAAGATCTATCCCGTGGAAATGTCACCGGAAAGGGGCTGGAGGGCGAGCGATCCGGCCTGTTCTGGGAGCTGCCCAAGATTCTGGATGAGGCACAGCCGAAGCACTTCCTCATCGAGAACGTAGTTCCGAAGGGATCTCGCGGCGATCAGAACGTCGATGTCATCTCCCGCGCTCTCGGCGTCGATCCGGTGTTCCTCGATGCCAAGGACTTCGGGCCGATGGCTCGACCTCGAGCATTCTGGACGAACATCCCGGTTGGCGACTATTCGCCGTCGCAGGCCATGTTCCGAGATGCACTGCTGGGGGAGGTGCCTGACAAGTACCAGATCTCTCCCAAGGGCGTGGCGTACCTCAACCGCCAGGCACCCGATGGCCGCACTCACTTCGAGAAGCACGGGATGGACATCAATGACCCGAAGGCCCGCACCATCCCGGCCGTCATCAGCAAGGGCATCCCATACAACGCCGTTCGGATGGATGACGGCAGCTTCCGCCGGATGACGCCGCAGGAGATCGAGGGGATGTTTGGCTTCCCGCAGGGCTACACCGAGGGAACGTCCGACTTCCAGAGATACAAGGCACTAGGAAATTCCTGGAGCATTCCCACCGTCAGTCACGTTCTTCAAGGGCTTGTGCAGTAATGGCTACACCAAATGCAGTCCGCGGCGCATTGCGGGCAAACAACATTGTCGGCCTCTTGGAACACAAGCCTGGGCCGGGGATCTACTCCCGCCTTGAGCGAGCCGTGCAGCAGCTCCCCGAGAACGTCAGGGTGCAGGAACTTCCCGGCCTGCTGAAGCGGTACAAGGACGGCATCCCTGGTTGGGAGCTGAACGCCGTCGATCTGAACTCCGTGGTGGCCGGCCGAACGGTCGTGCCGCGCGAGGAGCTGCTGGCCGCGGTTCGAGAGCGTAGCCCCGTGTTTACGAACAAGAACGTGATTCTCGGTGGCAACGCAACCCGCTCTACGATGGCGTACCAGCCAGATCCCGTCACGGCCAAGCCCGTTCCGATTGGCGGTGACGGCAGGCATGGCAAGCCTGTGTGGGAAGCATATGGCCTACAAGGGCCGGAATACAAAGAGAGGCTGTTGTTGCAGCCGGAAGACCCACAGCCGGCAACACCAGGCCAATGGCAGGACAATCGCAATCGCGGCCGCAACCATTTCGTTGGCAACTGGCTTGGCGGGAACGTGGTTTCCCACTTGCGGACAGACACGAACGGAGATGCTCTCCGGATCGTGGAGTTGCAATCTGATCTACAGAATCAAGCCCAGAGGGCCGCGGATCCAAATACCGTTGTGTTTCCAACTGCCGATGTTTGGCAGGAACTTCAACTCAAGTCGGCTTTGCTAGATGCAGCTCGCAGCGGCAAAAACGCCCTTGAGGTCGCAAATCCAGAAGACATTTCCGCAGTGGTGGGTTTCCCAAAGGACAAGTCGAAGAAGTTCTACGGAACAATGGTGCCTCAGATTCTGGAGAAAACGGGCAAGAGGTTGGGCGGCTTCAGTGAGATCAGCCGGCCAGCCGCAGAAGCCGGTCAATCTCAGTTCGTGGATGACACGGTCAGATACATCAACTCCACTCACAACCAGCAGAGGGGAGAGGCGCTGGAAAATGCGGTGATGGATCTTGCCAAGATGGACGACATCCACGCGGCAGAAATGCATCTGCGAGAAAACCCTAGCATTATTGAAACAGCAAACATCCCCCAGGAGGCAAAGACAGAGCTGCAACGCTATCTGGCGTATGCGAATCAGCGAGCCACAATCTGGGACAATACCGGAGCAGAGGACTACTACTCCGCAATGGATGTGTTGAGCAACCCGAATTGGCGGCATGAGTACGGGTTCAACGGGATGGATGCCGTGAATGTGGGGCGGTTGCGAACAGAGTTGGGCTTGGATGTAGATGAAATCAATCCAGCATTTGCAGGCCCGCTTGGCCATACAGAGACAGGGTTGCGCAACCTTGACAACGGCTCCGAAGAAATCCTCAACAACATCCAGCGCAAGATTGTTCGCGAGCTGGATGGCACAGACCGGACATTCTTTGAAGTCAACAGCGGCGACAACGCAGACTTGATCACTTCGCAAAAGCTTCACGGACTTCTGCACAACCTCCAGAACACCGCCGAGACAAGGGCGCACGTTCTAAATCGAGGCGAACACCCAAGGGGCTTCGCGGCGGAAAGAAACGGCCCAGACCTCTACAGAAAACTAAGCGAGATACTGGGTGAAGAGCGAGCCACTAAATTGCTGCCAGAGATCATGCACGATCTCGAGCAATACGGTGAGATGCGAAACAACATGGGGCGGTTGCAAGACGTTCAAGAAACGCTCGTTGGCAACGCTGAAAACGCACTGAAGCCATCTGGATGGCGTGGCGTCATCTCCGACGAGATGCGGAGGCGGATCATCAACGAGGGGATCCCGGCCGCCGTGGCGATCGGCGTGGGAACCGGACTCGCAACCGGCAGCAACGAGGCCCAGGCAAAGCCCGTCCTGCCGGAATCGGATGCCGTCCTCCGAGCTGCCATGCCGTGGCAGACCCAGCGGAAGATCAACCGCCTCACCAAACAAGTCGATACCGCCTACGAACGTGGCGACTTCAAGACTGCCGAGAAGCTAGACGCCCAGCGGGAGCAGCTCGTTGAGGATTGGGACAATAAGCTCGCGGGCCTCGATGAAGGCGACGGCAACGTAGATTTTGAGCCAGAGCCTTACGATCAAGAGTCTTCGTGGACTGACGAGCTGGCCAACATCTACGGGCGAGCGGCCGTGGCCCAAAGCCCCACCTACGGGATAGGGAACGACGCCGAGCTGGCCCAAGCTCTCCGTGGCGTGTTCCCAGACACCGCCCAGGCAAACGCGATCCCAGACTCCGAGATCATCCAGTACGCCAAGGATGCTTTCGACCAGCGGCAGTCCCACCTAGACAAGGTGCGGTCGAGATCACCCGAGGACGGCGTCCGTGCCATGCAGACCCAGATGCGCGGGGCCGGCATCGCCCCCGCTATGGCCGCCGGTATGCCGGGGCAGCAGTCGGAGGATCAGTCTGGTGGCTACAAGTTCGACGCGATCAAGGCATTTAACGAGCTGCCTCGAGGGCGCGTTGACCTCGGGCCGATGGGGAGCGGCACCCCAGACCGTAGCTTCGACTTCTCAATGGCAAACTCGCCAGGGGAGTGGGCGACCTACTATGACAAAGCTGCAAAGGAAGGTTACTCGCAGGAACACCTCCAGTTCAAAAAGAACGTGGCCGAGGTGATGCAGCAACCTCTCATCCGAGTCGGCGCCGCTAACGACAGGGATGTGCAGGGAGGAACTGGCCTGCTTGTGGATGGCGACCCGCAGGACAGGATCACACCGGCCCAGTTCGTCAACGAGTACCTCGATGTCTTCGCCGGCCGGATGCCTCCGGAGCGCCGCGCTCAAGTTGTGCAGCGGGTGCAGGCCAAGCTCGACGGCTCGACCCGCGCTCCAGACGAGCTGGCCGATCCGATCGTTAACCGGATGATGAACTCGTTGCAGGCCAGCTCACCAGGCGGGAAGCATGCCGCGGTCG